ATCGGCGCCGTGATGTGCGCCCGCACGGTCCGCGGCCTGAATCCCCGCGCCCCGAAGGAGCACGGCCGGTTCCTCCTGTGCGGCAAGGACCTCAACCACTGCGGCGAGGTGATGTGGCGCAAGCTGGTGCGGCCCGGCGCCTTCAAGATCATCCGCGGCCCCGACGGCGCCTGGCGTGCCTTCCGGCCGCACGACCCCTGGGACGCCGCCCACGCCGCCCGCGCCAAGCCGGCCCCGCCGCTGCTGCCGACCAACCTGATCAAGGGCGTCGCGTGGGAGGACAAGAAGTCGGGCATCCCGCGCAAGGTCTTGCTGCACAACGGCTGGGAGCTCCTGTTCTTTTCCAGCGTGGGCGAGCCCCGCCAGGGCATCGACGTCGATGCCGCCTGGTTCGACGAGGAGATCGACCACCCGTCCTGGTACACCGAGACCAGCGCCCGGATCATTGACAGGAAAGGATTCTTTTATTGGACGGCGACGCCCCAGGCGGGGACGCAGCACCTGTACGACCTGCACTGCCGGGCGCACGAGCTGGAGGCGGCCGGGGTGGAGGACCCGCCGGTGCGGGAGTTCCACCTGACCCTGCTGGAGAACCCGCACCTGGGGGAGAAGGAGAAGCGGGACTTCGCGGCCAAGCTCTCGGCCGACGAGTACCGCATCCGGGTGCTGGGCGACTTCGCCCTGCTGGGCACGCGGGTCTACGCCGAGTTCGCGCCCCGCGGGCCGCACGGGTGCGACGCCTTCCCGATCCCGAGCGACTGGACCCGCTACATCGCCGTGGACCCGGGCCGGCAGGTCTGCGCCGTCCTGTTCGCCGCCGTGCCGCCGCCGGGCTCGCCCCACGCCGGGCGGGTGTTCCTGTACGACGAGCTCTACATCCGCCAGGCGACCGCCGCCCGGTTCGCGGAGGAATTGCGGAGAAAACTAGGCGATCAGGTGGTCCACAAGGCGATCATCGACATGCGGGCCGGGCGCATCACCGAGATCGGCTCGGGGGTGACGCACGAGGAGCAGTACCGCCGCGCCCTGGCGCAGGCCGGGGTCTTCCGCCCCGGGCACCTGACCGGGTTCACCTGGTCCACCGCCTCGGGCGGCGACGACGTCCGGGCCGGGATCGAGGCGGTGCGGGCGGGCCTGCACCTCGACGCCGAGGGGCGCTCGAAGTGGGTCGTGTTCCGCGACTCGTGCCCCATGCTCCTCTGGGAGGCCGAGCGGTACAGCTACAAGAAGCTCCCCTCGGGCATCGTCACCGACGAGCCGATCAAGGCGAACGATCACCTGATCGATTGTTGGCGCTACCTGGCGATGGCGCGGCTCCCGTACCGCCGGCCCGCCGTCAAGCCCCGCGCGAAGGGGTACACCACCGACGCCCTGGAGGCGAAGCGGCGCCGGGAGCGGGCCCGGGGCCGCGACCCCGGCTGGGGCGACTCGATCCGCCTGGGCTAGTTTCCTCGGGAGGTCCGCATGTCCGAGCCGTACAAGATGCCCCAGGTCCACGTGGGGCAGGTCGTCCTCTGGTATCACGACCGCACCCGGTCCGGGGGCTGCGCCCCGGCGATCGTCACCCAGGCGGGCGACCGCGCCCTGGGGCTGATCATGTTCCCGACGGACAGCCGCGCCGGCACGCCCCGCTCGGGCGTGCGGCACTGGTCCGACCCCGACCTGGCGACGATGCAGCCCGACGGCGGCGTGTGGGATGACACCGCGGAGACGCGGTGGCTCCTCGACGTCCTGGAGCACCACGGCCGCCAGCTCGACGCCCTCAAGGCCGCCGTCAAGAAGTGAAGTGACGCATGCCCGACCCCGAGCTCGGCACCGGCCGGCGTGACGAGGACCCCGTCCTGCGGGCGTGCTGCGCCCAGTGGGTGGCGAAGCTGGAGCAGGCCCGCCAGCACAAGCGGCAGGTCTTCCAGAATGATGCCGACGAGTGCATGAGCTTCTACAACGGGCCGCGGTCGTGGGACGAGCTGATGTACGGCCCGCGGTCCATCAGCGTGGGGGAGGACATCCCCGACCCCCTGTTCAAGATCAGCGTCAACAAAGCCTTCGAGCTGGTGACGCTCTTCGGCCCGGCGCTGTACTTCCAGAACCCGGTCCGCACCGTGACGCCCCGGGCGCCGATCGACATCCCCCAGGGGGCGTTCGGCGACCCGACCACGGAGTTCGCCTACCAGCAGCAGGAGCAGGTCCGCCTGGCGGCCGACGCCCTGCGGGCCGCCCTGCTGGCCTCCTACCTGAACTGGACGCCGATCGAGAACGACCTGGGCCGCGCCAGCCGGCTGGCGATCGAGGAGGCGCTGGTCAAGGGCCGCGGGTGCCTCTGGACCGAGCTACGCACCCCGCCGGGCCAGTCGTTCCGCGTCGCCTGCACCGACTGGATGAGCGTGGACGACCTCTCCATCGACCCCGACGCCCGGTCCCTCGACTCGGCGCTCTGGATCGCCCGGCGGTGCGTCCACCCGACCTGGCAGGTCGAGCGCGACCTGGGCCTGCGCCCGGGGAGCCTCCGCGGCAACCTGGAGTCGCAGGCGGTGCAGGCGTCCGCCCTGGTGGACGACGACGTCCTGTACGACCGCAAGCGGGGCGTCAGTTGCGACCTGCTGACCTACTGGAAGGTGTACTCCAAGCTCGGCATCGGCGGCCGGCTCTCCGGGATCAACCGCCGCTACCGGGCGCCCCTGGAGATCTTCGGCGACTACGTCTACCTGATCATCGCCAAGGACGTCCCCTACCCGCTGAACCTCCCGCCCGAGGTCCAGGAGGCGGCCGGGTTCGAGGGCGACCCGTCCGAGGTCCTCGACCGCGTCGCCTGGCCCACGCCGTACTGGGCGGCCGGCGACTGGCCCGTCACCTGCCTGGACTTCCACCCGGTGTGGAACACCCCCTGGCCCATGAGCCACCTGAAGGCCGGCCTGGGCGAGCTGAAGTTCCTCAACTGGGCGACGAGCTTCCTGGCGGGCAAGGTGAGGACCACCACGCGGGACTTCATCGCGGTGAAGAAGGAGGTCTCCGAGGAGATCAAGACCGCGATCCTCGAAGGCCGCGACCTGACCCTGCTGGAGATCGAGGCGTCCCACCCGGGGACGATCCAGGAGCTGGTGCAGTTCCTCCAGCACCCGGAGATCAACGGCGACATCTGGAAGGTGATCGAGGCGGTCGAGACGAATTTTGATAAAAGAGTCGGCTTGACGGAGCTGATGTACGGCTCCAACCCCGACGTCCAGATCCGCTCGGCCGAGGAGGCGTCGATCCGCTCCTCGGGCATGGCGGTCCGGCCCGACGACATGGCGAAGGTGGTGGAGTCCTGGATGACGCGGGCCTCCATCAAGGAGGCGATCCTCTCCCGCTACCACCTCGGCGGCGCCGACGTCCAGCCGATCCTGGGCGACGCGGCGGCCGTGCTCTGGGACCAGTTCGTCCACACGGCCGACACCAACGCGGCGTGCCGCGAGCTGGAGTACCGGATCGAGGCGGGCTCGACCCGCAAGCCGAACAAGGAGGGGCAGGTCGCCCGGATGAACGAGGCGATCCAGGTGATGCTCCAGCCCCTCTTGACCTACGCCCAGGCCACCGGCGACCTGGGCCCCTTGAACAACCTGCTGGCCGACTGGGCGAAGTCCCGCGACCTCGACCCGGCGCGGTATCAGCTCGCGCAGGCCCCGCCGCCGCCGGTGCAGGAGCAGACCCCGCAGGGCGAGCCGGTGCCGGGACTCCCCGACTGAGGTGACGCGATGGCCGAGTTCGAGGCGTCCGAGATCGACGAAAGGCTGGTGGCGAAGTTCCTCGCCCTCTCCGCCGACGAGGCGGAGGCGGTGCTGGACCTGCCCGACGCGCCCTACCACCGCTACTGCGACGCGCTGCTAGCCGGGAAGACGCACGCCGAGGCGATGGGGGCGGCGCTCGCGCCGGCCGGCGATGACTGACCGGACCGAGTTCGGGGCGGCGTGCCTGGCGGCCCTGGCGACGCTCACGGACGACGAGCACGCGGAGGTCCACGCCCTGCCCGCGGCGGCCTACGTGCGGTACATGACCTGCCGGGCCGAGGGGACCGCCCACCGGCTGGCGATCGTCCTGGCGACCGGGCAGTTCCCCGGGGTGCGGACCGACGTCGAGTTCAACCGGGGCCGGTGCAACGGCAACCAGTTCGAGCGCTGCCCGGGGCTGGGCGACTATTACCGTCGGGCCGCCGAGGCGGCCGGGGTCAGCACCACCGGCAAGTATTACAGCGCCGCCCTGGCGGAGTACCCCGGCGACCCCGAGGCATGGGTTGCGGACCGCCACGACGTGCTCGCCGTGGCCCGCAGGAAGGGCCTGAAGGTCGAGGGCCTGGTGGAGTACACGCCCCCCGAGGTGGAGCCGATCCCCGAGGTCGGCCTGGCCGACGACCTGGTGGCCCGCGAGGTGGACGAGGTCCTGGCCCTCGACCCGGGCCGCCGGCGCGAGGACGTCGCGGAGGACGTCCGGGCCCTCCGGTCCGGCCTGGTGGACGAGAGCCCCCTGCTGGTGAGCGACCCATGCCCGACCCCGTGACCTTCCTCCTGGTGATCGTCCTGCTCGGCTCCGGCGCCCTGGTCGGCCTCATGGTCGTCTCCGTCGTGGGCGCCTTCTTCCGGAGGCCGCCATGTTCCTGATCCGCGCGCTCGTCACGCTCGTCACGATCTACGACCTGGCCCGCCGCCTCGTCGCGTTCGCCCGCCGGGCGATCGCCGGGCTGGCGCCCCCCCGGGAGGAGTGCCGATGCCCCCTGCTCACGACGTGAACCCCGTCCTCCAGGTCGCCGCCTGCGTCGGCATCCTGGTCGTCGTCCTGGTCGCCGCGGTCCTCGCGGACTGGCGGGATCGGGGGCGGCCATGTCCCTGATCCGGGCGGCCTGGGACTGGGTCCGCGCCGTCGTCGCCTTCGTGTGCCTGCTGATCGCCGTGTTCGTGTTCCCCTCGGGGCGTCCCCCGGGGGATGAGGGGCCGCCCCGATGCCCGTGACGTACCAGGACGTGCTCGACCGGCTGGTGGACTACCTCGGCGGCAACCCCGCCGAGGCGGTGCAGCGCGACTGCCGGCGGGCGATCCAGGAGGCGTACCGCGACGTCGCCGCCGCCCACACCTGGACGTACCTCCTCCGCCACGGCCGGATCGTCACCAACGCCCCGGCCTCGGCCGGCACCATCGCCTATCAGCACTCGTCCGGGTCCGTACCCCGGCTCGTCACCCTGACGGGCGGGACCTGGCCGGCCTGGGCGGCGGGCGGCTACCTCCGGGTCGGCACGGTGGCGTACCGCGTGGCGTCGGTGGTCAACGCGACGCAGCTCACCCTGGAGGAGGAGGTCAACCCGGGGCAGGACCTGCCCGCCGGCACGGCCTACACCCTGTACCAGGACACGTACCCGCTCCCGGCCGACTTCGTCGCGGCCGACCGGGCGTCCTACGAGCTGAACTTCGGCGGGATGGAATATGTCCATCCGCGCACGTGGTTGTTCGAGAACCGCTACGTGTTCGCCGAGGGCGTGCCGCGGTGCTACACCTTCACCGGCGACCGGCAGTACCCCGGGCGGATGGTGATCCGGCTCCTGCCGGTGCCGACCGAGGTCCGGTCGATCGACTTCATCTACCTGCGCCAGCCCCGTCCCCTGCGGGTGGCGAAGGTCGGCGTCGGCCAGGCGGTCGTGACCGCCGGGGTGGCGTCGGTCTTCGGCCCCGGGGCGACGTGGACTCCCGACCTGGTCGGCTCGGTCTTCCGGCTCGGGACGCCGAGCCTGATGCCGACCGGCCCGGAGGGGCTGAACCCGGCCGTCTTCGAGACGATGATCGTCGGCTACCAGGACGCCGCCGACCTGACCCTGGCCGACCCGGCGCCGGCGACGCTGCCGGCGAGCCCCTATGTGATCTCCGACCCGGTGGACCTGGAGCCCGGCGCGATGCTCACGGCGTTCCTCCGCGCCGCCGAGGCCCGCCTGGCGGTCCTGCGCAACGCCGAGTCCAAGGCCGACGCCCTGGCCCTGGCGGCGCAGGCGCTGCGGGAGGCCAAGGCGACCGACAGCCGCTCGTTCCAGGGCCGGTCCGCCGGCCACCAGGCGCCCTTGCGCCAGCGGCTGCGGGACATGCCGATCGACCTGTCCGAGGCCGCCAGCCTGGCGTAGGAGGTGTCCCGTGCCCCGCCGCCCCGACCCGAGGGACCCGGACGACCGGGTCGTCATCCGCGACTTCGCCGGCCTGGTGGCGCACGTCGATCCCCACGACCTGCCCCCGGGGGCGGCGTCGCTCCAGGTCAACGCCCTGTCGTGGCGGCCGGGCGAGCTGCGGGTCCGCCCCGGGTACGCCGTCGTCTCCTTCGACCCCGAGTGAGGACTCCCGATGGCGCTCGACTACGCCGCCCTGAAGGCGGAGATCGCGGTGGACCCGGCGAACCTGGGCTACGCCGGCAAGACCCGCGGCCAGGTGGTCTCCCTGCTGAACACGCCGGCCGACCGGCTCGGCCCGCCCCAGCCCTGGGCCAAGGACGTCCGGTACGTCGCCCTGCCCCAGCTCCTGGTCTACGCCGGGGGGACGGGGCTCTTCGACGCCCTGATCGCCGCCGCCGGCAACGTCAACCTGACCCCGGCCCAGCGGTCGGCCGCCCGCTCCGCCCTGGCGATCTTCCAGCTCCAGACGGCCCTGGACACGCTCGACCCGCGGGTCTTCGGCACCGGCCCCAGCCCGGCCGGGGTCGTGGACGTGCTCGCGACCGTGCCGGGCGTCCCGGCGACCCTCAAGGCCGACCTGCTGGCCCTCGCCGTCGTCCCCGCCAGTCGCGCCGAGGCGCTCTTCGGGCCGGGGGTGGTGATCACGCTCGACGACCTCTTCCGGGTGATGTGAACTCATGCCTGCACCGACCTACACCCCGGGCGCGCTCGGGAACACCATCGCCTCGGGCACCAGCCTCGGGGCCTCCAAGGTCCTCGGCACCCTCGTGGACCTGACCGCCGCCTGGGAGGGGCAGCTCCACTGCAAGATGCAGACCGGCGGCACCGTCGCCGCCGTCGCCGGGGTGAAGTGGGAGGTCTTCCACGTCTACGGCTCGACGACCCTGTCCTCGGGGGCCGCGGCCGGCGCCACGTCGCTGGCGGTCGCCTCGGCCGCCGGCCTCCAGGTCGGCCAGGTCATCGGCCTGAAGCAGGCGGGGGCCAACGTCGGCGAGACCGTCACCATCTCGGCGATCTCGGGCACGACCCTGACCGTCTCGGCGACGACCAACGCCTACGCCGCCAACGACCTGGTGTACCTCGTCGAGCAGGCGGCGACGACGACCGTCCAGCCCGGCTCCGCGGCCGGCACCTACGCGGCCAACACGGTGTACAGCAAGGAGCTGTACCTGCCCCAGGGCAAGTATTTCGCCCGGGCCACCAACCTCGACGCGACCAACGCGGTGACGATCGAGGCGACCCTCGACACCCTGACGTGATGAGGTGAGGCGCCCGTGATCGTCTCCTCCAAGGCCCGCTGGCGGGCGAAGCCGCCCGCCGGGGCCCGGCTCGACCCGACGCACCCGCTGGCCGCCGGCCTGCTCGGCTACTGGCCCCTGGTCGAGGGGTCCGGGCCGCTGGCCGCCGACCTGGCCGGCGGCCACCACGGCACCCCGACCGGGACCGGGCCGACGTGGGGCGGGTCGCCCGAGGGGGGCGTCCTGACCTTCGGCGGCGCCGGCGCGCTCGATTGCGGGGCCGACCCGGCGTTCAACGCGACCGCCCTGACGGTCGCCGCGCGGGTGAGCTTCGCCGGCACCGCCGCCGGCCAGTCCATCGTCTCCAAGGAGGCCGGCAGCTCCCCCTTCGGCTGGGCGCTGCGGATCAACGGCAACGGCAACCTCGACTTCTCCGGCGGCTCCGTCCTGGCGCAGATGTCGGGCACGCCGGCCGCCAACACCTGGCACACGATCGCCGGGACCTACGACGGGGCGACCCTGACCCTCTGGCTCGACGGCGTCAGCCAGGCGACGGGGGGCCTCACGGGGGCGATCCCCAGCGCCTCGGCCCACCTCTGGATCGGCGGGTCGTACGGGTTCGGGCACTACCTGCTGGCCGGCGGCCAGGTCGCCTGGGTGGCGGCCTGGGGCCGCGCCCTCTCGGCCGCCGAGCTGGCCCGGCTCCAGGTCGAGCCGTACGGCGTCGTCCGGCCCCCGGCGCCGCGGGTCTTCCTGTCGTCCCAGACGCACGCCTACCCCGTGTCGGCCGCCTCCGGGGTCGTCCTCTCCCAGGCCGACTCCGCGGTCCGGTGGATCTTCCCGGCCGCCTCGTCCGGCGTCGTCCTGTCCCCGGCCGGGGCCGAGGTCCGGTGGGGCTTCCCGACCGCGGCCTCGGGGCTGGTCCTGTCCCAGGCCGGCTCCGAGCATCGGTGGGCCGTCGCGTCGGCCGCCAGCGCGTTCGTCCTGCCGGCGTCGGGGTGGCTCCCCGGCCCGCGGGCCGTGGGGGCGGCGTCGCGCCTGGCCCTCCGGCCGGCGGCGCGCGAGGTCCGCGCCGCGGTCGCGGCGGCGGCGTCGGGGTTCGTCCTGGCCCCCTCCGGCGGCGGCGACGCCCTGGGGCGGTATCAGCTCGGCGACGTGGTCGCGATCCCCCTGACGACGTTCGGGCCCGGCAACCTGCCGACGCCGCCCGACGCCACCCCGACGGCGGGGATCGCCGGCCCGGCCGGCAGCGTCCTGTCGGGCCAGACGCCCCTCGTGCCGCTGGCCCCCGGCTCCGACGGGACCCGGTGGTTGCTCCGGCTCCCGCTGGGCGTCGGCGTCCTGGGGGGTAGTTACCGGGTGACGTTCGCGTACGCGACCGCCGGGGTGCCCGGCGGCGCCACGGCGCGGTTCGACGTGGTCCCCGGGGGCGACCCCGGCGGCGCCGTGACGGCGCTGCACGCCGTCGAGCGGCCCGAGGCGCGGTACATCCTGGCGCAGCTCACCGGCGGCCTCCTGGTCCGCGGCCGCAACCCCCGAATCTGAGGTCGAAGCCGACCTGCCCCCGAGGCCCCCCGATGGACTGCATGAGTTTCTCCGACGTCGCCGAGGGCGTCGTCGAGCGCGCCCGCCCCGAGCAGTACAGCTCCGGCCTGGCGATCGGCGGCGAGTTCCACGTCCAGTGCTTCGGCCCCGACGGGGTCCTGAAGTGGGAGGACACGGCCAAGAACATGGTCGTCCTCGCCGCCCTGGACGACGTCCTGAACGTCTACCTCCGCAACCAGGCCCCCGTCACCCAGTGGTATCTCGGCCTGGTGGACAACGCCGGCTTCACGGCGTTCGCCAACACCGACAGCATGACGTCGCACACCGGGTGGAGCGAGGTCGCCTCGGGGAACTACTCCGACGCCACCCGCATCGCCTGGAGCCCCGGCGCCAGCTCGGGCCAGACGGTCACGAACGGCACGACCTGCGACTTCCACATGACCCCGACGTCGGCCCTGACGGTCCGCGGCCTGTTCCTGGTCAGCGACTCGACCAAGGGCGGGACCGCCGGCAAGCTGTTCGCCACCGCGGCCTTCAGCGGGGGCAATCAGACGTGCAACAACGGCGACACGCTCAAGACCACCTACAGCGTCTCGTCGTCGAGCACCTGATCCGATCCGCGGTCGTAGGGGGCCGGGCCGATGGCGAGGGAGAATTACGCGAACCTGGCGAGCACGACGCTCGCCAACACCGTCGCCTCCGGCGACACCTCGATCTCGGTCGCGTCGTCCACCGGGTTCCCGGCGTCCGGGCAGACGACCATCAAGGTCGGCAACGAGATCATGCTCGTCACGGGCGGCCTGGGCTCGACGACCTGGGCCGTCGCCCGGGCGCAGGAGGGGACGACCGCCGGGAGCTACGGCATCGGCACCGTCGTCCAGGGGGTCTTGACCGACCAGTCGCTGCGGCACCTGGTCCGCCAGACCCAGGACTCCACCAACGTCTCCGCCCGCCGCGAGACGAACTACAAGTCCGGGGGCGGGATCGCCTGGAGCCTGGCCGACAACCCGACCACCGACGCCTGCGACCTGTCCGCGACGATCTCCTGCTTCCAGAGCGGCGGGGCGATCAGCCGGCCCAACGCGACGCAGCAGGGGCGGTTCTACTTCCCCACCGACGGCACGGTGCTGTGGTACGACACCGGGGCCGCCTGGAATCAGCTCGGCCCGCTCTGGCCCCAGACGCCGCCCCCGGCCACCGCCTGGACGGCGGTCAACCCCGGGGCCGCCGTGCAGTCGTTCCTCCCCGGCGGGCCCATGACGGTCTCGATCAGCGGCTACTCCAACGGCATCTCCGGGTTCGTCCGGGCGCTGCCGGCGCCGCCGTACACGATCACCGTGCAGATGCTCCCGACCTACGCGCCGACGTACGCCAGCGAGTGCGGGATGATCCTGCGCGACAGCGCCTCGGGGAAGCTGATCACCTACAACTTCCTCACCGACGCCAACGCCAACGGGGGCATCACCTGCGAGATCGGGTCGTTCACCTGGAACAGCCCGACGTCGTTCAACGGCATCTACGACAACCGCCGGCTCTACCCCTACACCCTGGCCCGGTTCCATCGCATCCGCGACGACGGCACCACCCGGACGGTGTCGCTCTCGGGCGACGGGATCTTCTTCGCCCGGTGGCTGGCGATCGCGCGGTCCGACTTCATCACCCCGGACCAGATCGGCTTCTACGTGTACACCCCGAACCAATCCTTCGCCGACTGCGCGATCACGGTGATGTCGTTCGTGCAGGGCGCATGACGGGGCCGCGGGGGGCGAGCCGATGTCCAACACCGCGGTCCTCGGCGGCGCGACGGCCCAGCTCGGCGGCCTGATCCTCGGCGACGCCCGGGGCGCCACCGCCTGGATCGTCGGGTCGTCGTCGGGGGTGGTCCTCGCCCCGCAGGCGATGCACCAGGACTCGGCCGTCGCCCTGGCGGCGAGCTCGGGCATCCTCCTCGCCCCGGTCGCGGGCACGTTCAAGGGGGCGTACGTGACGGCGGCCTCCGGGGTCCGGCTGGGCCCGGCCGCCGGCCAGGTCCGCTGGATCTTCCCGCACGCCGCCAACACGGTCGTCTTCAACGTCTGGGACAACGGCAACCCGGTCCACACCTTCACCGTCGCGGCCGCCAACCACCTGTACTATTGGGCGGCCGACGACGCCTACAATTCCAAGATCTACCTCTCGGCCGAGCCGGCGTCGTCGGGGCTCCCGCCCGACTTGACGTTCGCGGTCCTGTGCGACGCCTACGTCTTCCCCCACGGCCGGCCGGCGTCCGCGACGACCCGCCTGAGCCTGGGGGCGACGTGCGTGCCCGCCCCCCGGTTCTGGCGCCCGGCCGCCGCCAGCCGCCTGGCGCTGGCCGGCTCGTGGTGCGTGGCGAACCCGACGCGGGTCGATCGCGACGGGTCGGCCAGCGGCCTGGGGGTCCACGCGACCGCCTCGGCGTGGGTCGCCCGCGCCTACCCCCTGGCCGCCGCCAATGCGATCAAGCTGGGCCCGGCGGCGGGCCAGGTCCGCGCCGGCCTGGCCGCCGCCGCGTCCCGCGTGGCGCTCGGCCCGGCCGCGACCGCGTCCCGGGCGGCCAGCGTCGCCGCGGCGTCGGCGATCGTCCTGTCCCCGGCCGCCAAGTCGAACCAGATGCTCCGGCCGGCGGCCGCCAGCCGGCTGGCCCTGGCCGCGCGGGCGCTGCCCGGCCGCGGCGCCCGGGGCGCGGCGTCCGGCGCCCTGGCCTTCATCGACCGCGCCGACGGGGTGGTCGTCCTCCCCTGGCGGCGCGCCCCCGCACTCCTCCCGCCCGGCGGCGGCCTGCCCCACTAGGAGGTCCCGATGACCGAGCCCGGCGCCGGCCTCCAGGCGATCCTCGCGGCGGGGATCTCCGGCTCCTTCCCCCTGAGCTTCGCCGAGACCCCCGAGGGGGTCGTCCTGGCCGCCAACGGCATCGACCCGATGCTCAAGTGGACCCCGCCCCGGCCGGCCGCCACCACCGTCGGCGTCCAGCCGCCGGGGTCCGCCCCGACCCTGGCCGGCGTCGGCGTCGGCCTGCTCTCGGGCCAGTACGCCGCGTGGGTCCGGTTCCTCGACGCCGACGGCAACCCGTCCTCCCCGAGCCCGATCGCCGCCGCCGTGGACCTGGGCCGCGACGGCTGGATCGACGACGTCTCGTACGACACGTCGTCCGGCGTCGTCGCCGTCCACTCCGCCGCCCACGGCCTGGCGACCGGCCAGGTGGTCACGATCGAGGGCGTCGAGGGCCTGGTGCTCGCCAACGGCTCCTGGACGATCACCGTGGCCGACGGCGACACCTTCACGATCAACGGCCTCCGGATCACCAGCGGCCGGTACAACCAGGGCGGCGCGTGGACCCTGGGCGTCGCGGCGATCGCCTACGCGAACGTCCCGACCCCCGTCGAGGCGAAGGTCGTCCGCCGCCAGGTCCTGCGCAACCTCGGCGGGGATGCGTCGGTCTGGTACGTGGACATCGACACGACCGACCTGGCGAGCACGACCTTCACCAGCACCCTCGACGACGAGACGCTGGCGCAGCAGGAGGCGGTCCCCTGGACCTACGGCGACGCCGAGCTGCCGTACGCCGCCCGCTACGGCGTGCCCCCCAGCCACCGCGCCGTCGTCGCCTGCCACAAGGGCCGCGCCTTCGCCGCCGGGGAGGCCACCTACGCCGACGGCCACGTCCTGCCGCGGTTCAACCAGGCGACGATGGCCGGGGTCGGCACCGCGTGGCCGGCGAGCCTGGCCGGCCGGTGGCTCTACGTCGCCGGGGCCACCCAGGCGTACCCGATCGCCGCGGTGGACCCGGTCAACCAGGTCCTGACCCTGGCGACCCCGTACTTCGAGCGGCCGGCCCCCTACGCCGCCTACGCGATCCGCCCGGCCCCGGGCCAGCGCAAGCTCCTGTACTACTCCGAGCCGGCGCTGCCGGACGCCTGGCCGATCACCAACGCCGTCGCCCTGCCCGAGGACGACGACGACGTGACCGGCCTGATGGTCCGGGGGCAGTTCCTGTACGTCCTCCAGCGGCGGCACGTCTACTACCTGGCGTACGAGGAGGACCCGGGCCGCGACGGCTTCGTGTTCCTGGTCGCCCACCGCGGCTGCCTCAACGCCCGGTGCTGGGCGCGGGCCGACGGCGACGTCTACCTCCTCGACGAGGCGGGGATCTGGAAGTTCGACGGGGAGGGGTCGGAGGCGGCGTCCACGCCGATCCAGGACCTCTTCCTGCCCGACGGCGAGGGCCCCCTGCGGGTGGACTGGGCCGCCGACCAACGCACCTGGCACGCGGCGGCCGACCCGCTGCGGGACACGATCCGGTGGTTCGTGGCGTTCGTCGGCGACGGCGGGGTGCCGCGGCACGCCATCGGCCTCGACTACCGCTCCGGGCGGTGGTGGGTGGAAGCCTATCCGGCGGCGATGACCGCCTCGGCGGCCGCCACCGTGCCGACGGGGGGCTCATGCCCCCCGCTCGCCGGCGCCCGCCGCAGCCTGGCCGGGACGGTCGCCCGCCGCGTCGTCTGCCTGGGGGAGGGGACCTACGACGGCATCTCCGGCGCCGGCACCACCGCCGGGTCCGCCACCGCCGCCGACGCGATCAGCCTGACCGACGCGACGGCGAGCTTCGACGACCTCGAAGGGGCGCCGATCGCCATCGTCGCCGGCACGGGCGCGGGCCAGCTCCGCCGCGTCGCCGGCAACTCGGCGACCCGGATCGAGGTCGTCCGCCCCTGGGACACCATCCCCGACGCCACCAGCGCCTACCGCGTCGGCGGCATCCCCTGGACCTGGGCCGGCGGCTGGCACGAGCTGGTCCCCGACGAGCGCGACAACGCCCGGGACGTCGCGCTGGTCTACACCCCGACGGCCGTCCCGACCCTGGTGGACTTGCAGCTCGGCTTCGACCACGAGCCGGCCGCCCGCACCTGGGCGCTGGACCGCGCCAGCGACCAGGTCGTCACCCGGGCCGGCAGCCCGGACATCACCTTCGACCTGGACACCCCCAAGGGGTACGCCGTGCAGCGGCTCGCCGGGCACGCCGACCCGTACGCCCACCCCGACCGCTTCGTGCGCGTGCAGCTCTCCGGCGTCGCGGCCGGCGCCCCGGTCCGCATCCACCAGATCACCATCTCCGGGGCGGAGTCGCCCTGACGACCGACAGGGGGCTCACGCCCCCCGCTCGCTTGAGGACGCACCCATGAGCATCTCGTACAACACCCAGCAGATCCTGACGACCGCCCTGGCGAGCGCCCCCGCCGCCCAGGACATCGCCACCCAGATCGCCGCCGGCGCCGGCCTGGCCCAGGCGACCCAGTCGGCCAACCAGGTCTACGCCGGCCCGACCTCCGGCGGCGCCGCGGCGCCGACGTTCCGGGCCCTGGTCGCCGCCGACATCCCCAGCCTGGTCGCCACGTACCCCGGCCTGGGCGTGGCGAACACCTTCACGGTCGCGCCCCAGACGATCACGATCGACGCCGCGGCCCACAAGGGGCTGGTCGTCACGGCGGCCGCCGGCCAGACGGCCGACCTGCTGGAGGCCCAGAACTCGTCCGCCGCCGTCCTGTTCGGCCTCGACAGCCTGGGCCGGCCGTTCACCGGCAACACGACGCCGACGATCGCCGCCGGGGCCGGCGCCGGCACCAGCCCGACGGTCTCGATCAGCGGCACCGACACCAACGGCGTCATCACCGTGACGGCGGGGGCCAGCCCGGCGACCGGCGCCACGATCGTGACCGTGACTTTCAGCGCCGCGCGGGCCGCCGCCCCCAAGACGGTGCTCTTGACCCCGGCCGAGGCGAACGCGGCGGCCCTCACGGGCACGACGCAGGTCTTCGCCGGCGCCGCCGGCATCTCGACGACCGCCTTCACGGTGACGTCGGGGTCGGCCGCCCTGACCGCCACCACGACCTACAAGTGGAATTACCTGGTGCTCGGCTGAAGCGAGCGGGGGGCGTGAGCCCCCTGTCGGTCATGTTCGGCATCCGCAATCCCCAACGCCTGCTGGCGCCGTTCCAGGACTGGCGGGGCTTCGTCCGCGAGCTGTACGCCATGCTCGCGGACCGCACCCCGCGGCCCGCCGAGCACGACGGCCCGGTCACGATCCGCGTGCCCGAGGGCCAGGTCGGGCTGCGGATCGAGCGGGCCGGGCGCCGGGAGGCCCCCGCGCCGCCGCCGCCCGCCCTGGTGAAGACCACCCTGCCCGAGGGCACCTTCGCGATGCGCCCGGGCTCCTTCGCCCTCCCCGAGGGGACGTTCTCCACCCCCGAGGGGACCTTCGCCCTGCCGGAGGGGACGTTCAACATCCCGGAGGGGACGCTCCTGGCGCCCCCGGGCACGTTCGCGACGCCCGAGGGCCTCTTCGCCCAGCCCGAGGGGACCTACGAGATCCCCGCGGGGGCGTTCGCGTTCCCGGAGGCGTCCGAGCGGCGGGACGTCCCGGCGCCGCCCCCGGGGCCGACGCCCGCCCCGGCCGATGCCCGCCCGGCGCCGGCCGGGCGCCGGGTCCAGTCCGCCTCCGCCCGCACGCCCGCCCCCGCCCCGGCCGGGTCCGGGCCGATCTTCGAGGTGGACGGGCCGGCGTCGTTCCGGGCCGCCCCGGTGCGGTTCGAGCACCCGCCCGAGGTCTGGAACCCGAAGGCGAAGCGGTACGTGCCGCTGAAGGGGACGCGGGCCGACTGGCCCACGCTCGACGTGGACAACCCCGGCGACGGCGGCGCCGGCGTCCTGGCCGGCAAGGTCGTCTCCAAGTTCACCGCCGACATGGGGGGGAAGTACCGGAACGGGGACACTTACAAGGTGACGCTCTACCCCGACGGCCCCCAGGGGGATCGCGGCGACGACGTGGAGGTGGTCATCCTCCAGATCAGCAAGGACGACGAGATCCCCCAGGACACCTGGCTCTTCCCGATCGCCCGGCTCGGCACCGACGGCACCTACTACGCCCAGCCGCCGGTCTGGATCAAGTGAAAATGGCCGTCAAATGAGCCCACCCCCGGCCCAGCGGAACGTCGCCCAGGGCATCCTCCAGAACGACGGCGACGGCACGCGCAGCATGCGCCGGTCGCAGTTCCTCTGGAGCGACCGGCCTTCCGCGAAGACCAAGGGGCACACGATGTTCGGCTCGGCCCAGAGCCTGGACGTCCTCCAGAATTACGACCTGGGCGTGATGAAGGACTACCCCCAGGACTGGCTCAAGGCCGACTCGCTGCTGCGGGTCCCGAAGGTCGTCATCCTCTCCGTCCTGGCGAACTGGACCCTGCTCTGGAAGCAGGGCGTCTGGATCTTCCCCTACGACACGATCGGGATCAACATCGGGGTGGGCACCCGGGGGCCGACGCACTACTGGCACATGCTCCAGTACAACGAGGACCCCGACCTCGGCCTGGTCAACCCCAACATCCGCTACCGCCGCATCGTGTGCCGGTGGGTCAACCCCTGGTGGAACTGGGTCCAGCAGCTCGGCCAAGCCTTCGACCAGGCCAAGAAGACCCTGGAGTCCGGCCCCGACCCGGTCTTCTGCGTCGTGCCGCACTGGGTGCCGCGGGCCGCCGACTTCCAGTGGCGGACCGTCCCGTCGTTCCCGCACCTGATCGACCACAACCCGAACAACGTCCCGCAGAATCCCAAGAACCACACCGGCGACGAGGGGGTCTTCTACACGGACTTCGGGCCGATCGACTCCAGCTTCCCCGTCCCCCTCGACACCGGCAACCAGCTCGACTTCCACTTCGGCGGGGTGCCCTGCCTGCTGTCGGGGCCGCCGCACTTCGGCTGCAACGTCCTGCACCTGTACATCGGCCACTTCGCCTGGCGGACCGACCCCGGCGCCGACCTGTACAGCTACACGGGGTGGCCGATGGTGCCCGAGGGGCAGGCGTACGGGGACGTGTTCCTGGGGACCTACCTCCGCGCCGACCTGCCGGCCTTCGACGGCCAGCGGCGAGAGTGGCGCCCGCCGGGGCTGATGGCCGACCTCGGCTTCGGGCCCGACGGCTCCGGCGACAACCTGTACCACGACCAGGGGTACGACGCCATCTGCCGGGTCCAGGCGTCCTCCTACGCCCAGAACGCCGCCAAGTACCGCAACCTCGTCACGCACATCTTCACCTTCCCCGACATCACGCCGCCCGACTTCGACGCCGGGGCGATCAACGCCGACCGGGCCAGCCTGCACAGCTTCCAGTTCATCTTCCCGTACAGTTATGCCTACATGAACGCGACGTTCGGGGGGCCGGACCTCTTCTACTACCCGTACCCCGGCGACGACCCCACCGACGGGTTCGCGGCCAAGCGGGTCCTCGACCCGCCGCACGACGAGTTCCTGGACGCCGTCGGCGTCCAGGCCCCGCCGATCATCGGCCAGGTCCAGAAGTATTACGCCGGGATCGAGCCCGGCACCCGGCAGCTCTTCCGGGCGATGGTCAAGGACATCAACCTCCCCCAGTACGTGCAGTACAAGGGGGACTGCTCGTCGCTGCTGACCGCCGACGCGATCGTGAAGTACGTGAAGGCGTACTTCAAGGACCAGAGCCCCTCGTGACCGCCCCGGGGTAGTTACCCCGGGGGAGGGGCACCCCGGGGGGCGACCGCATGTCCGACATCGGCCTGGCGAACCTCGAATCGGCGCTGGCGCTGGCGCAGCAGGACGCCGCCGCGCGCATCCAGGCGGCCTACGTGGCGGCCCACGAGGAGGCGCTGGCCCAGAAGTACGGCGCCGACCGCAACAAGGAGGCGGCGATCGCGGTCGCGGAGATCGAGGCGGAGACCCGACTCGCCCTGCCCGCGATCGAGGCGCAAGGCCACATCCTCGAATTCCAGTCGATCAACCCCCTCAAGTACCAGACCGACCAGGCGCTGGCGCTGATCGAGGACGGGTGGCGGCGGTACGCGGCCGACCAGCAGCGGATCGCCTCCCTCTACGAGGCCGACACCCAGAAGGGGATCGCCACCGACCGCAACGCGGCCGAGCTGGCGCAGCTCAACGCCCGGGGCGGGTTCGACACGTCGATCGCCGCCACCGAGGCGAACGCCCACCTCGGCGCCGCCCAGGCGCAGGCCGGGGCGACGATCTCCGCCGCCGAGACCTCCGCGACCGCCAGCCAGAACGTCGCCGCCACCGGCGCCCAGGCCCAGCGCGACGTCGCCACCCTCGACGCCGGCAGCCGCAAGGACGTCGCCACCATCCAGGCCAACGCCGAGGTCTCGGTCGCCACGACCGGCGCCCAGGCCCAGCGCGACGTCGCCACCATCGGGGCCAACTCCGCCTCGACCGTGGCGACCATCAACTCCACGGCCCAGCAGGCGGTCGCCACGATCGACGCCGCCGCCCGGAACTACGGCGCCGACCGCTCCAAGGACTCGGCCTTCCACGCCGCCGACCAGGAGTATGCCGCTCGGACGACGGTCGCCACCACCGAGGCGGGCGCCCAGACCTACGCCGCCGACCGCCAGTACGCCGCCGCCCAGCTCCACGAGCAGTCCGAGACGGCCCGGTTGAACCTCAAGCTCGGGTTCGCGAACGACAAGTTCAACGCGATCTTCCCGCTGGTGACGCAGGCCGTGGGCGCCGCCGACACCTTCCTGACCGGCGGCGCCGGCTCCGGCGGCGGCCTCGGCTTCCGCGCCCAGGCCGCCGATGCGAGCGGGGGGCGTCAGCCCCCTGTCGTGCGGATGTCGGCATCCGGCGGCGACACCGGCGGCGACCAGGTCGGCTTCTACGGCCGGGTGTCGGCCCCGCCCGCGCGGTCCCGGTTCCTGCCCGACGCCCCGGGTGGCGTCGCCGGCCAGGGGGCTCACGCCCCCCGCTCGCCGCTGCGGATGGGCCCGCTCGACCCGCCCAACGGCGGCGGGGTGGGCGGGGGCGGGTCGGTGACGCAGCTCGCGCGGGTCAACGCCCCGTACATCTCGGCCCGGGGGGTGTTCACGCCGGCGCAGCTCCAGCAGCAGGTCAACGCGATCTACGCCCGCAACGACGCCCGCACCCAGGCGGCGATCCGCCAGCTCCAGGGGGACCTGGCCGGCCGCGGCTTCGGCGCCGCCAGCCCGCTGGCCCTGGCGCTCCAGGCCGGCCTGGTCGGCAGCCAGCTCCGCGCGTCGTTCGAGGCCGCCAGCCAGGTCCGCCTCCAGGCGGCCCAGGCGAACGTCGATGCGACCTTCCGCGGCCAGCAGGCGCTGTCCCAGCAGTTCCACGAGCAGGAGCAGGTGCTCCTGGACGACGACCGCAACAACATCACCCGCCAGGTCGGCGTCCTCCAGGCGGTCGCGACCATGATCGGCGGGCTCCTCTGAGGGTCGGCCGATGCCTCTTGACCAGCCCGATTCCCAGGCGGCGAACCCGCCCGCCCCCGCCGCGGGCGGCCCCGGCGGCGGGATGCTCCGGCGCGCCGGCGGGGTGCTCCGCCGCCTCTCCCCGGCCCTGTCCGCCGGCCCGGGGACGATCGGCCGCCGCGGCGGCGACGACACCCTCCTCGGCGAGACGATCCAGAAGGCGGGCGCCCGACTGGGCGAGCGGATGTTCCCGGTGCGGCCCCTGCCGCGCACGGGCTACGAGGGCCTGGTGGATCACCTCGCCGACGAGCGGATCGCGCAGATGCCGTTCGGGGCCTATCCCATCCGGCGTCCGACCCCCCCGGGGCCGGTCGCCGCCCCCTTGCGGCCGCTCGACCCGGCCCATCCCGTGTACCCCGCCGGGACGGGCCCGGCCTCCCCGGCGCGCCCCCCCGCCCCCGCCCGCGGCCCGATCCGTTCGGGGGCGTCCCGGCTCGGCTTCCCGGAGCCGGCCGTGCGCCCCGGGCTCGTCGCCGGCCGCGAGCCGGCCGCCGCGCCCGGGCGCGGGCTGCTGCGGACCCCCGGCGGGATGGCGGGCCGGGTCGGGCTGAACCTGGCGACCGCCGCGGCGGCCGACCCCGAGGGGGCCCTCCGGTTCGCGAGCCACCCGATGGAGACGATCGGCGGGGCCGTCGATGCCCTGGGCCCCGCCTCGACGGACTTCCTGCGGTCGCCGTACGACGCCGTCGCCGGGGCGCTGGGGTACGACACCGGCCACCACAACACGTTCAACGCCGGCCTGGGCCGGCTCGCGTCCGGCGAGGGCTGGGGCGACCTGGCGAGCGCCGTGGTGTCGCCCCAGGTGGCGGGGCCGGCGGCGGCGGCCCGGAACACCCTGAACGCGCTGGGGACGCTCGTCACCAGCCCGACCGCGTACGCCGACACGATGGCCCGGGGCTACGACCGGATTCGCGAGGCGTTCGCGGGCGAGCCCCAGCCGCAGCTCCTCCAGGCCCCGCGCGGCTTCCAGCCCCAGGGCGGCGTCCGGATCGGGCCGGGCCCCCGGGGCTACAACCTGCCCGGAGGCTGAGCGATGCCCCCGCCGTACACCCTCCCCGGCCCGACCTGGCCGTACGAGTCGGCCGCCGACTTCTGGCGGGGCCAGGTCGAGCGGCCGCCCCGGCGGTTCGACCCCGCCCGGGGCGCGGCGAGGCCGGTCCGCGTCCCCACCCCCGCGTCCGATCCGGCGGCCCTGCTCGCCCGGCCGCCCCGGCGGTTCGATCCGACCCGGGGCGCCGCCCTCTCCCCCGACCCCGTGCCGATCGCGACGCCTCCCGGCCCCCGATACACCCTCCCGGGCCCGACCTACCAGCAGGCGACCGGGCCGCGCGCCCTGCCCCCGGGCCGCCCGACGGCGGCCCTCCCGGCGCCCGGCCCGCAGCGGCCGGCGATCCCGCTGCCGGGCCCGACCCCGCCGGGTCCGGGGTTCACGCCCTCGTCCGCCCAGGGCGGCCGGTCCACGGGCGGCTACGCGCCGTACCACCCGCCGCGGGTGCCGTCCCCCCAGGGCGGCCGGTCCACGGGCTCCGACTACACGCCCTACCGGACCCCGGCCCCGCAGGCGCCGGCCGGCGCCCCGCCCACGACCCCGGCGGCGGCGGCCCTGCCGCGAACGCCCCGTCCGGTCACGACCCCGGCCGCCGCCGCGGCCCGGCTGCCCAGGCGGGCGCCGGCCGGCGCACCGCCCGCGACCCCGGCTTCCGCATCGGCACCGCCCCGACAGCCGCCGCCCTACATGCCGCCCCACGCCCAGACTCCATCGGCCGCGGCGCCCGCCCCGGCTGCCCCGCGGTCCTGGGCGCAGCGGATGCGGTCCTGGGCGGGGGCGGTCGTGCCCTCCCCGCGAGGGGGGGCCACCCGGCCCGCACCGGCCGCCCCGCCACCCCCGACGGCGCCGGTCGTCCCGCCGTCCGCGACCCCGCCCCCGACCGCTGGTGCGACCCCGCCCCCGACCGGCGGCACCCCGCCCCCCGACCCGACCGCGACGACCACGACCACCACCGCCGCCCACGCCCCGCCCGCCGCCGCCCCGCCCGCCGCCGCCGAGGGCGCGGCCGCCGCCGCGACGCCCCGGCCGGGGCTCGGGGCGCGGGCGGACCGGTTCATGGGCCGGGCGATGCCCGCTATCAACGCGGCGGCCGTCGGCGCCTTAGCCTACCCCGACGAGACGGGCGAGGCCCTGATGGGCCTGATGACGCACCCCGGCGCGACGCTCCGGGGCATGGGCCAGGGCGCCCTCCAACAGGTGAGCGACGCCTTCAAGGCGACCACCGGCATGGGACCGGGACGGCGCCCGCAGACCGCGAAGGAGTGGTATGACCTGACCACTCCGCTCCACGGCATCGTCACCATCCCCGCGCGGGCGGCCTGGAACTTCGGCCAGTACGTGCTCGGCCCGGCCTGGGCGGACCCCGCCGGGTTCCGGCAGATGCTCCAGCTCGGCGGCGCACGCCTCCACTCGGCGGCGACCCGGGGGCGGGACCTGACGCCGGAGGAGGGCCTGGCCCTGAAGCGCTCCTGGGAGCCGGGGGCCGCGCCCGCGGCGCCGGCGGCCCCGACCGTCCCCGCCCCCGTCCTCGCCGCGGGCGAGCCGGCGTCGATCGCGGGCACGCAATCGCCGCCGCCGGACCCGAACCGCAGTCGCGCGGACGAGCTGGCGGAGATCCGCTGGGCGGAGGAGCACCCCGGCCAGCTCATGCCCCGGGATGCCACGGCGCCGCCGGCCGCCGCCGTCGCCCGGGCGGCCGGCGCCCCGGGCGCGGGCCGGGCCCAGCTCTTGCGCCAGACGTCGGAGTCCCCGGCCGAGGCGCCTGCCGCCGGCGCCGCCCCGGCCCCGGCACCGGCCTCCCAGGAGCGGGACTCGCCGACGTTGCGGTGGCTGGACGGGCGCGGCCCCGACCCCCTCGCGTCCCGCCCGCCGCAACCGACGCTCGACCCCATGACGGAGGGCCGGTGGCGCCTGGGATGGATGGCGGCTCACGGCTCGCCGGACCAGGCCGTCGCCGCCTTCCAGGCCCTCCAGGAAGGGGACCTGGCCCGGCAGCGGGCCGCGTCCGAGGCCCAGCTCGCCGCTGCCCAGGGGGAGCACTACCGGGCCCAGGCCGTCCAGGCGGCCCGCGACCCGCTCGCCTCCCTGCGGGCGGTCGCCAACGACCCGCGGCTGCTCGCCCCGTTCGTGCTGACGCAGGGCGGCAAGGCCGAGGACATCCCGGCCGTGCAGCGGGCCATGAACCCGGCCGCCGGCGCCGGGGCCGACCCGTACCAGGCGATCCGCTCCGACCCGAACCTCTCGGTCCTGGGCCGGTACTTCGACAAGTCGCACCCGGGGTACAACGAGAAGCAGTCCCACGAGGAGGCGATCGACGAGCTGATGCGCATCCCCGGGGCGACGGTCCCCGGCAGCCCGATGCACGAGACGATCCGCCAGCTCCTGCCCCAGCGCTACGGCCAGGCCGCCCTGGAGTCGTATTACACCCCGGCGTCGTGGTTCCAGGACGTCACCGGCTGGTACGGCGCGGGGCACCCCCAGCACCTCCAGCGGCGCGCCTTCTTGCAGCAGTTCGGCATCATTCCCCCGGGAGGTTGATCCGTGTTCCCGCCCGCACCGCATCCGATGATGGGCCCCGGCCCGATGGGCCCGCCCCCCGGCGCCGGGATGCCCCCCGGCCCGCAGCTCCCCCCGGGCGGGTCGCTCCCGCCCGACGGCGACTTCGCCGACAGCCCGCTCCTGGCCGCCCTGGCGGCCAGCCTGGGCCCCGACCCGACCGACCTGAACGTCGGCCCCCAGGACCCGCAGATGGGCCTGGAAGACCTCCTGCACATGCTCGGCCTGGCCGACGCCGGCCTGGGCGGCGCCGACCAGGGGCCGCCCGGCGGGATGCCACCCGGCGCGCTGCCGCCGGGGATGGGCATGGGCCGGCCACCCCTGCCCGGCGCGCCCGCGCCCGCCGGGATGATGTCGGGGTACTGAGATGGCCGGCCTGTTCGACGACCCGTTCGGCGGGACGGACCCGTTCCGCATCGACTTCGGGCTGCCCCGGGGCCGCCGCCCCGCGCCCGAGGCCGCCTTCCCGCCGCCCGACCCGGAGGAGATCCCCGGCCTGACCGACAACTTCCTCCACCGGGTCGTCTCCGGGCTGTCGTACGTCGGCTCGGTGGCCGACAAGTTCGGCGGCCGGGCGATCCGCGGCGCCCTGGCCGGCCGGCCCCGCGAGCTGCTCTCGGTCGTCCCGTTCTCCGACTCGCTCGGCCTGACCGACTACGAGCGCGACCGGACCTCCGGCGAGGACCTGCTCAAGCACTTCGGCTGGGACACGAGCCGGGGGAACTGGGCGACCCGCAACCTGGCGCCGATCGCCGCCGAGGTCGCCACCGACCCGCTGAGCTACCTGAGCTTCGGCACCAAGGCGCTGACGCCCCTGGGCAAGGTCGCCGAGGGCCTGGGGGCGACGAAGGGCCTGGGCCACCGGGCACTGATCGAGGGCTTCGAGCACGCCGCCCCCGCCGTCGAGGCCGCCGCGCGGGCCGCCGGCGCCAGCCCCGAGGCCGCCGCCGGCGCCGTGGGGCACCTGATCGACCGGGGGAGGCGCGTCGCCTCGGCCGACCTGGTGAACGCCGCCGCCGCGAAGGGGATCACCGACGTCGCCCGCAAGCCGCTGGCCGGCCTGGTCGGCGTCGGCCTGCCCTTCGGCGACCCGCGGTTCACCCTCGGGCACGGCGGGATCTCGAAGGGGGTCGCCGGCGCCTTCGACGTCGCCAAGGACGCGATCAAGTTCGCGCCCGGCATCCGCAACCTCCGGGACATCCTCGACACCAAGGCCGGGCGGGCGACCCACCCCGAGGTGCAGCGGGCCTTCGAGGCGGCCGGGAAGCCGACGACGGAGGCGTTCCAGTCGCAGACCTGGGCCCGCGAGTTCGACCTGCGCCACCGCCTGGAGCAGGTCCTGCGGGCCGGGAAGGACCTGCCCGGCTCGGAGCTGGAGGCGCTGAAGGTGATGCGGGGCGCGGCCGAGGACGCCCCGCAGTTCGCCGACCCGAACCGCTGGGCGGCGGAGTTCCACCGCCGCCACGCCCTGGGCCTGGCCCCGGGCGTCGCCGACCCGCATGCCGTCGAGGCCCACGTCCGCGCCCACTGGAACGACCTGGCCGGCATCGGCCGCGAGGTCCGCGCCTTCGGCGCGGAGCTGCGCCCCTCGGCCCGGCATTACGGCGTGCCCGACGCCGCCCTGGACGACCCGACGATCGAGTATGCCGCCCGGCGGTACATCGCCGCCAACCCGGCGTTCCAGGGGTCCGACCAGTACAAGCTCCTGCCCACCCACCACGGCTCGAACCTCCGCCGCCAGGAGGTGCTCCGCGAGATCGAGGGGGGCACCGAGGCGATCAACGACTGGGCGATGGACCCCCGCCTCTCCGGCCCCCTGGGCGGCCCGGGGCGGCTGCCGGTGGACCGGGCGGCGCGGGAGATCCTCCAGGACATGGTCCGCAACCGGACCTGGCGGACCGGGACGGCGCCGGCCGACCTGGAGGACTTGGCCGCCCAGGCGGACGCGATGGCGCGGTGGCTGACCACCGTGCCGGCGGCGCACGCCGAGCGGGGCATCCCCTACTTCAACCCCGACCTGATCGGCGACCTGGTCGCCCGCGGCCGGCGGCACGCCCAGGTCCTCGGCCCGGCCCAGACCTACTACCGCGCCCTGGCCGGCATGGCGAAGCCGATCGCGGAGCTCGACGCGGCCGGCGTCAAGCGGCGGACCATCCCCGAGGTCCTGGAGGCGGCCGGCCTGGAGAGCACCCCGATCGCCGCCCCCCTGGAGGCGGGCGAGCTGGCCCACTTGCAGTCCCTCGGGTTCGCCGACGCCGACGAGGCGCGGTCGGCCCTGATGCGGTCCTCGACGCCGCACCCCAAGGCCCACCTCATCCCGCAGATCCCCGCCGCCACCCGCCGGGCGCTCCAGGCGACGGCCTACGAGGGGGCCACCCAGCGGGCCTACGAGGCGATGGCCCGCCGCGGCTTCGGCCCGGGGTACGAGGCCACCCGGGGCGGCGTCAACCCGGTGGACGCCCTCAACCAGTGGGGGCTCGCCGACGAGGACGCCGGCGCCCTGACCCGGTTCATGAAGGGCTGGATCGCCCCCAGCGAGGTGAAGCCGTTCCTGGGCAAGCTGGAGGGGCTCCAGACCCTCTTCAAGAACGCCGTCTACCCGATGTGGCCCGCCAGCCACGTCCGCAACGCCATCAGCGCCCTGTACAACAACTGGATTCACGGCACGCCCCTGACGGCGTACCGCGACGCCCTCGACATCCTGGGCGGGCGGGGCATCCACCACCTGGAGTACCCCGGCCTGACCGCCGTGATGAGCCCGGAGGCGCGGGCCCAGGCGCTGGCCCGCGGGGCGTACGCCGACGCCGGGGTTCACCACGGCCTCAACGCCTACACCGACCGCGTCGGCGTCAAGGGCCTGGACCGGGTAGACACCGGCGGCCTCGACCGCATCATCCCCCGGGCGCCCGGCCCCGTCCCCTGGGACCTCAAGACGGCCCTGACCCGCCCGGGGGCCTGGGACCCGCGGAACCAGGCCGGCGTCTTCGGCCGGCTCGACGACACCTTCGCCCCCCTGGTCCTGGGCCGCACGGCCGGGACCAAGATCGAGGACGCCGTCCGCCTGGCGAACTACCTGGGCAACCTCCGCCGGGGGATGGCCTCCGACGCGGCGGGCCGGCTGACCAAGGCGATCCACTTCGACTACGGCGACCTCACCCCGTTCGAGCGGAACGTGATGAAGTCGCTCATTCCTTTTTATACGTTCACGCGCAAGAACCTCCCCGAGCAGCTCCGGCTCCTGACGCAGCAACCGGGCAAGATCGTGCCGTCCCTCCGCGCCGTCGGCAACGCCTCGGGGCGCGGCTGGGTCCCCGAGTATCTCGCCTCCGGCGCGGCGATCCCGGTGGGCGAGGAGCAGGGCGGGACGCAACGCTACCTGGCGAAGCTGGGCCTGCCGTTCGAGGAGGCGCTGGAGCGGCTCCAGTTCCGGGGGTACGAGCTGCCGAATGGGCGGGTGGTGACGGCGCCGTCGTTCGGGCAGACGACGCAGCGGCTGCTCGGGCAGGCGGGGCCGCTCGTGAAGCTCCCGCTGGAGATGGCCTTCGACACCCAGCTCCACACCGGGCGGCGGCTCTCCGACCTGTACACGAAGGGCCTGGCCGGCGGGTACGGCCTGATCCCCGAGGAGTACGCCCAGCCCCTCTCCGAGCTGGTCGCCGGCTCCCCGCTGTCGCGGTTCGTCTCGACGGCCGACCGCCTCCAGGACCCCCGCAAGGGGGTCGGCGCCAAGGCGTTGAACTTCCTCACGGGGTTCAAGCTGACCGACGTGGACCAGGAGAAGCAGCGGGACATCGAGGCCCGGCGGGTGCTGGAGCGGCTCCTGAGGAGCGACCCGCGGGTCGCCGAGTTCACGAACTACTACCTCCGGCCCGACCAGAAGGGGCACGTCACGCCCGAGCTGGCCGAGCGCCTGGGCCTGTTCAACTGGTACAAGCAGGCGGCGAAGCGGGCGGCGGAGGAGAAGCGGCGGGCGGCGGGCCTCTGAGGGGAGGGCCCCGGGGGACGTGACCCATCCCCCGGGGCCGGTCGAGGCGGCCCGATGGGCAAGGGCCGCCGCGTCGGCACGGTGTGTCGTCCATCCCGGCCCCGACCCCGGGCCCGGGGGTGCCCCGACCACCCCCGGTGCGGGGGTCCCGGGACCCGGGGCGGATGCCGGCCGGCCCCGGGCGATGCTACTCGCCGAGGCCGGTCATCGACCGGGGCCCCATCCCAGCGGCCCGGCCGAAGATCGCCCCCGCCACGGCCAGGCCGATCCCCATGCAGATCCCGGCGCCGACCCCGCGGATGGCCTTGCCCCCGAGCTGGTTGATGACCGCCGCGGCGAGCTGGCCCTGGAGGCCCGGGTCCTGGAGCCGTGCCGCCGGGCCCCCGGCGCCGCCGCGACCCCCACGGCGGCGCCGGCCCCGGCCGCGACCCCCGCGCCGGCCCGGCTTCGCCCCCGGCTGCGCCGCCCCGGCCCCGGCCCCGGCCGCCGGCTGGACCGTCCTCAGGTGGGGCGCCTCCATCGCCGTCGCCGTGCCCCCGACCTCGGGGGCGGAACCGCCATAAACGTCCTGGTTGCTGCTGCCCTGTGACATCAAGATGCTCCTCCTTCTGACGGATCGACATACGACCCGGCGACGCGGCGGGCGATCGCGGCCCGTGCCCCGGGACATGAGGCCCGCCGCGTGCCGGGCGGCCCCCGGGGGGGTGTGTCGCTACGGCCCACCCCGCGAGCCATGTGCCAGGATACCGGGGCGCCGCCCCGGGGTCAAGACGCCTTAGACATTTTTTGGCGAGAAACAAAAAAAGGCCAGGCGGCTCGCGAGCCGCCTGGCCTGGGATGTCCCGGTCGTCGTCAGTCCTCGGCGCAGGGCTCATGCTCCGCTTCGCAGCTCGGGCACCAGGACCCGGGCTGCTGATACCGCACGGTGTCCGCCTCGCCGGGGTTCCGCTGGCGACCGAGGTGCGTCCGGGTCCGCCGCAGGCCGCAGAGGCGGCAGTGATCGGAGAGGATCATGGTCGTGCCGCCGGCCGAGAAGACGCCGGGGTTCTCCCGGAGTCCCCCGTCGATCCGGGCCGTGGAGACCCACTCGTGATCGCAGTCGGGATCGCCGCCCGCCCGCCGGATGAGCGCCCGGTGGTCGGGCTCGATCGCGACCTCCATCGACCCGGTGTCGATCGGGTCGTCGCCCTCCTCGGCGTCCACGTCGTAGAGGAGCCAGCCGGCCCCGACGCACGCCCCCGCGTCGCCCCAGTCGCCGCCCCGAATCCATCCCTCCAGCGTCGCGTACGCCCGCTCGGCGGCCGCCTCGGGTCCCTCCGCCTCCAGGGTGGTGAACTCGCTGTACCCGGATTCGTCCCGCAGTTCCAGCGTGTACTCGGCCATCGTCCACCTCCTTTACTCGTCGTGGCGGCAGCGCCGCCACCGCAGGGTGCGCGTCCCCCGGTGCTTGGCGACCTCCCACGCGGCGCCGTCCCCGGCGCGGTAGAAGCCGTCGGTGCCGTGGACGGTGATCGTGTCGCCGTCCCAGCTCACCGGCAGCCCGTGCAGGTGGCCGATCCCCGACGACATCGTGCCGTCGATGAAATCGACGGCGAAGCCGTTCACCTCGCAGGCGTTGTCGTGAACGAACTCCCACTTATCCCATTTGCTCATCAGTGGGCCTCCTGGTCCGGGGCCTCGTCGTCGGGGATGGGGTCCATCAAGAGCTCGGCGATGAGCCCGGCCAGATAGATGTTGAACTCCTGGCCCCGGTCGCGGGCCTCCGCCTCGTAGGCGGCCCGATCCCGCTCCACCTGGCGCAGGACCAGGGCGATCGTCTTGGTGAAGGACCGGACCAGGCGGTCGCGGTCCACCGGGTTGAAGGGGTCGCCCATCAGTTGGCCTCCGGGTCGTCGGGGTCGTCGCAGAGTGCCCCGGCGCAGAGCCAGGCCAGATAGTCCAGGTAGCCCACGCCCAGCGCGCGGGCCTCCTCCTCCAGCTCGGCCCGGTCGTGCTCGGCGCACCGCAGCACGGGGAGGATCAGGCGGGCGAGCTGCCGGTGCAGGTCATCCCGCTCCGCGGGTTTCAGCGACTTGCGCCCCATCAGGCCACCTCCTCGGCGAACTCGTCGCCGAGCCGGCGGTACAGCTCGGACACGGCCACGTGGAACCGGGCCCGCAGGTGCGCCAGCAGCTTGTGCTGGCGCTCGCGGTACGGCTCCCGGTCCGGGTAGCCGATCGCGTCGGGGATGAAGGCGTTCGGCGACTCGCCCAGGGCGAGGCCCAGCTCCCGGGCGTCGGCGCACTCGTACGCCCAGTCGTGGTCGAGCTCGCCCGACCAGCAGGTGCGGAAGGCGACGGCCAGGATGTACCGTCCCCCGACGGTGCGGTACACGCGGACGTGGTGCCATCGGTGGTTGCCGGGGCCCTGGTCGCTCGCCGTGCTGACGTGCGCCAGGAGTACGCCCGTGAACCGCAACGGGAGCTCGCCCGTGCGGGGGACGACGTGGCTGGCCGTCTCGACCGTCGGTTCCGTTTCATCCATCGCTGACCTCCTTCCCGAACAGGCCGTAGGCGCGCAGGGCGCGCCGGACCAGGAGACTGACGTTCGTGCCGCCGTCGGCGGCGGCCTTCTTCAACGCGACATGCTCCGCCTCGGTCATGCGGATGCCGACCTGGGTCAGGTCCTCGTCGTCGCCGGGGGCCGGGCCCCGCAGCGCGGCGAGCGCCTCCACGACGAGCGCCGAGGGGAGGTGGACCTTCCCCACGATGACGCCGTCCCCCGTCGGGGACGGGCGGACCCGCTCCGACCGGCGGGGCTTCCGCGCCGGCTTCATGCCCCGCATCTCCAGCCAGAGGATCTGCTCCGACTGGTCCCGGACGTGGTCCGGGGCGAAGACCTGGGCCACCTGGGCGCCCGAGAGGCCGAGCGGGTCGGCCTGGCGCAACTCGAATCGCCCATCCGGCCCGCGGACGACCAGCGGGACCGGCTCCCCGCCCGCCAGCTTCCGCTGGTCGGGCAGGGGTAGCTTCGAGACGTTGCGGACCAGGATCGGGACGTTCCCGAACCGGACCACCGTCTCCGGGAGGCACTGCTCGTAGGCGATCCTCCGGAGGTAGTGGAGGAGGCCGTTCTTGAGGTCGGACAGGTCCTCCCCCCGCTCTTCGAGGACCCGCACGATGGCGGCCATCCGGCGGAGCGCGGCGACGGTGATCTCCATCGCCCGCGCCAGCTCCGCCTTCAGCTCCTCGGTGCTGAGGAGCGACAACTCGTCCAGCTCGGCGCGGAGCACGTCCCCCGCGCCGGCGGGCACGATCTCATGGGTCATGATCCCTCGTCCTCTCCTTCGAGCTTGCGGATCAGCTCCGTCGCCAGCCGGGCGGCGTCGAAGTCGCGGACCCGCTTCCGGATCTCGTCGCGGTGCCGGGCGGCCTCGCGGTCCCGGCATCGCTTGGAACAAAACTTCCGGCCCGGCATCCCCCGGAACGTCACGTCGCAGCCCGGTCCCTGGCACCGGATCTCGACCTGGCGGGCCTCGCTGGCCCGCCGGTTGCGGTCCATCTGGCGGCGGTACACCTCCTCCCGCTGCTCGGGCGGCAGGGCGTAGAAGTACGCCAGGGCGGCGCGGCGGCGCCGCTCCTGGTCGCACGCCCGGGAACACGTCTGACTCCCGTGGTAGCCGTTGTAGCCCCGGCCGCAGATGGTGCAGATGTTGAGGCGTCCCTCGCGGAACGCCGCGACCCATTCGTCGAGGTCGGGCCGGCCCCATCGCCGCCAGCGCTCATAGTGGGCGTGGCACAGGCCCCGCTGCTCGGCGGGGCGGTCGCAGACGCGGCACGCGGGCGGCGGGGGCGGCGGGGCCGCCTCCCGCGCCCGCTGCTCGGCGGGCCAGGCGTCCAGGTCGGGCCGGCCGGCCTTGGTCCAGCGGTGGTAGTGGGCCTGGCAGAGGCCCCGCGCCGCCGTCGCGGGGCGCCCGCAGACCCGGCACGGTTTCTCAGGCATCGGGGAGGGGAGCCGGCGCGAGCGGAGGGGCCGGCCCTCGTGAGGGTGGGTGCATGGTCCGTACCTCCCGGGGATGCGGCCCCCCGGCGGCCTCGCCGCCCGTTCACGCCCGGCGGCCCGGCGAATCCGACATCCTACGCGACGGCCCGCGGACCGTCAAGGGGTGGGCGTCCCGCCCCCGGGGGCGTCGTCCCCCGGGGGCGCCGCCCGCCGGAGGCGGTCGCGCTCGTTGCGGCGGCGCAGCCGCTCCGCCCGCCGGTCGGGGGTCTCGGCGTGGAGCCTCGCCCGCGCCGCCCGGCGGAGGCGCTCCTCGTAGCAGGCTCGCGAGCACGTCAGGCGCCCCTGGTAGGCGTGGAACGGCGTCCCGCAGATGACGCAGGCGACCCGGAGGTCGTCCTGCGCCCGCTGCCGGGCGACCCAGGGCTCCAGCTCGGGCTTGCCGGCCCGCCGATAGCGCTCGGCGTGCTTGTGGCACAGGCCCCAGGCGTCGGCGGGCTGGCCGCAGACGAGGCAGCGCCTGCGGCGCGACGGCCCGCCGTCGCGTTCGAGCGCGAGCTGGCCCTCGATCCAGGGCTCCAGCGCGGGCTTGCCGGCGGCGCGGTAGCGGTGGTAGTGCTTGTTGCAGAGGCCCAGGGCCGCGACCCCGGGCGCCTCGCAGAGGCGGCAGGCTGGGACTTCGGGCATGGTGCATCACCCTCCTTCGGGAGGTCCAGGGGTGGGCGTCCCTGCCCGGGGCGCCGTCCCTGGCCGGCGTCAGGCGTCGTCGTCGCCCGCCGCGTCCTCGTCCTCGTCGCCCCGGAGCTGCGCGACCAGGTCCTCCAGCTCGGCGATCCGGCGCAGGTGGAACTCGTTCGTCTCCTCCAGCGCGGCGACCCGCCGCGCCAGGCGGCCCGCCTCCTCCCGGAGCTTCTTCTCCTCGTGCTGGCGGTCCCGCTCGCGGTCCCGCTCCTCGACCGCCGCGACCAGCTCCAGGGCGCGGTCCAGGCCGATCTCCGCCAGGCCCAGCAGCGGCTCATCCTTGTCGTCCCTAGGGGCGTCGTAGCGGCCGTTCGACCACCCCAGGGCGAGCTCGCCGTCCCGGAGCAGGTCCACCGGGATCTCCACCTCCCGCTCGTTCTGGTCCGGCTTCAGCAGGCGCCGCGCCACCTCCTCGGGGAGCGGGACGAGGCGTGCCAGCCGGGTGCCGTTGAACGACCGGGCGTGCGGGACCACGTTGCCGTCCCCCAGGCGGTGCCGCCTCCGGAAGTCGAGGGCCTGGACCCCCTTCAGCCACGGGCCGTGGGCGTGATAGCCGCCCGGGTTCTCCAGCCTGAGCAGGAGGTGGAACAGGGTGCCGGTCGTCGTCGCATTCGTCTCGGTCATGATCGGACTCCTACGCGAAGTGCGCGATGAATCGCGCGGCAGGACACGCACTCCCTCGCACGGTGCATTCCATTATGCCTCGTGGTCGCCCCGGCGGGCCTCGGCGAGCTGCAACTTCAGCTCCGCCACGTAGGCCCGCTGGCACCGTTTCAGCGTCCATTCCTTGCCCTCCCACGTCAACACCTTCAGGGTGTACGTGAGATGCTGGGAGATCTCGTCGAAGCTGTGGCCCTCGGCCCGCCACTTGACGATCTCCCTCATGATGGCGCGCTCCTCCTCGTTGCGCACCTTGGTCTTGACGTGGCGACCCTTCTCGGGGTCCCACAGCTTGCGCCACTTCCACCCGTAGCCGGCGTACCGGCCGCACGCGCCGCCCGTGCGGCGGCGGCGGGCCAGGCTGTCGCGGGTCCGCTCGGCGATGAACTCCCGCTCCAGCTCGGCCACCGCCGCCAGGATCAGCGCGATGAACCGGCCGACCGCCGAGCTGAGGTCGATGCCCATCCCCATGAGGTTGCACACATGGAGGTGGACGCCGATCCGCTGCCAGCGGTCGATGATCAGCGCGCAGTCGCTCGCCCGGCGGAACATCCGGTCGAGCCGGGCGATGTAGACGTGGTCCCCTTTCTTGAGCCGGGCGTCGAGCTCGCGGCCCCCCTCCCGCTTCAGGAGGGGGACCTTGCCGCTGATCGCCGCGTCGGTGATCCAGATGTCCACCGAGCGGCCGTCGGCCGCCGCCGTGCGGCCGATCGTGTCCCGCTGGTCGTCCGGCGAGCCCACCTGGCTCGCCTTCGACATGCGGATATAGGCGTACGTCACTGGTGTCCTGTCCGGCATCGGCCCTCCGCCGCCCCGCGGGGCGTCCGCAGGAAATGAGATCGGTTCCTCCTCATATGTTACCAAAACGCAACAGGCTTGTCACGGCATGTTGACAAATATCAACATGCCTGAGGATGGATCAGCGCCACGAGCCGGACCAGGGCCGCCTCGTCGGGCGCGGTCGTGCCGGCGAGCAGCCCGAGGAGGAACGCCCGGACCTCGGCCAGCGCCCGCTCGGGCTCGGCGACGCCGGCCAGGGCGTTGACGCAGGCGCAGATCCGCCGCGCCACCGCCTCGTGGGTCGGCGCGTCGCGGTCGTTGGCCGGGATCTTGGACACCGAGGCGACGATCCCCCGGCCGGAGGTGGCCCCGAGGGTGCCCTCCAGGCTGGTGACGACGGCCGGCTCGGCGACGCCGGTGCCCCAGAGGAGCCAGTCGGCGTCGGCCTCCAGCTTGGCGCACTTGGAGGTGATCTCCTCGTACACCTCGGCCGGCAGGCCCGCCGGGTGGGCCGGCCAGGGCGGGCGCCAGGACCGCGACCGCTCGGCCGCCCAGGGCTCGAAGTAGCCGGTCATGACGCGAGGACCCCGAGGACCCGTGGGTCCACGGGGGTCGAGACCGGGTTGGCGTGCCGCAACCGGGCCCGCGGCCCGAAGCCGGCGAACGTCACCCGGTACAGCCGGCCGCCCTCCCGCTCGAAGTACCGCCACTCCTCGGGGGTGTACCCGAGGTAGCCGGCCCAGATGAGGTCGGCCAGGGCGGTGCTGATCGTGCCGAGCGCATCGCCGCGGTCGGCATCGATCAGGACCAGGGCGGGCAGGCCGGCCCCCCGCCAGATCCGCATGCGGACGCGATAGGTGCGGCCGCGGCGGCGGATCTCCAGCATCTCGTCGTCGGTCAAGTGGTAGCTCATGGCGCACCCCCGCCGGTGGTCCCCGGGCACAAGCACTATCGCCCGGGGGGCCGGCCGGCGGGTTGGGAATCTTCGCGCCTAGCCCGCCCCCTCCATCCAGCGCCGCATCGCCGCCTCGACGGCGGCGACCCGGTCCCGGCAGTCGTCCCAGGACGCCACCGGGCCCGCGAGGGAATCGGACGTGAGTAACAGCCGCCCCTCGTCGGCGGAGAAGATGAGGCGCGAGTAGCCGCCGTCCGACAGGTAGTAGATCCCGCCGTAGAGGTCCTCCGGCGTCATCGCCTGGGCCCCGGCGGTGCGGCGGACCGTCGGGTCGTCCTTCTTCGTCAGCGCGGCGTCCAGGGCCGCCAGCAACTCCTGGAAGGGTGTCAGGTTCACGGGCAGTCCTCCGTCTTGTCGGTCGCGATCAGGCGGCCGTCCTGATCGTGGATCTCCCAGTACGTATCATACTCGTCGAGCGCCGACTCGGACTCGGGTCGGGCCCGGCCCTCTTGGACCGCCCGGTCCTTGAGCGACTCCAGGATGTCCGGGTCATCGTCCAGGACGCTCCTGGCGAGCCCAGGGTCCAGGGAGACCTCGAACTCGGTCTTCAGGATGACCGCCTCGCGGAACGTGATGCGAAACGTCTCCGGCATGGAATCCTCCGTTCAGGTGCGGCGGGACGCGACCTCGCGCCCCGCCTCGTCCTTCATCGTCCATTCCTCGTCCAACCACGGGACGGGGCCCGCGTCCTCGACGCGGGCCCGGCCGGCCTCCTGGGCGTGCTCCTCCAGCGCCCGGAGCCGGACCTCATCCAGCAGCAGGCGACGGGCGGCCGCCTCGTCGGCGGCCTCCACCTCGAACCGGCACTCCCTCCAGTAGGGTTCGTAATGCTGGATGATGAACTTCGCCATGTCACCACCTCGCCCACTCGGGGAGCAGCTTGTAGCGTCCTTCGGCCTCCGCCTCCGAGGCGAGGGCGCCCGGGATGTCGCCGGCCGCGCGGCGATCCATCGCCCAGGCCCGCAGGCGGCAGTACACCGCCAGGTGTCGATACACGTCCCACAAACGCAGCAGCTCCTCCGAGGAGAGGCCGTCCAGGTTGCAGGGCGTGTACCAGGATTCGTCCGCGGACATCTCAGCCCTCCTCCCCCGGGCGGGGCGCCCGGGTCGCGTGCCGCCCCCAGAAGTCGAGCCGACCCCAGTCCGGCTCGGGGGCGTCGAGCCGGACGCGGGCCACGACGTGCCAGGTGGATTCCGGGTCGCCGTACCCGGCGAACCCGATCATCTTGCTCCCGTCCCGGCCCCGGGACGAGAGGATGGTCATCCTCGGGTGCCCGACCCTGGGCGATCGGTCGAAGGCGTAAGTGTACTCCACGCCGCAGCCCGCCGCGTCGGCGTGCGTCAGCAGGTGGGGCTCCTCGTGCCGATCGCCGTGGCAGTAGCACAGCGGCGGCTGGACGTCCCGGTCCGCGTTGTCGTGCCGGGTCGCCGGGTCTTCGATGAAGCCGGGCGGGAGGGACCAGTCCGCCCCCACGATCGTGGACCACCCCGCCGGGTGCTCGTCGATCAGGACCCGGAGCATCCGCTCCAGGTCCCCGTCGAACGGCCCGCCGTAGGCGTGGTAGAGGGCGTGGCCCAGGCCGCTGGGGTAGCCATCCCAGTGATGGTAACGCCCCTCGAACGCGAGGGGGTGCCGCCCCGTGAGGCGGGCGATGCAGGCTCGTGTGCTCATTGCTTCTCCTATTCGACGACATGAAGGTCGTCGAACAACTGGTGCTCCGTGACTTCCCGGCGCCGGAGGAAGTCCCGCATGGCGTCGAGGACTTCCTGCCCCGTCGGGCGGGATGCGCCCTCACGGCGGATGCGGACGTCCACCCGGCAGCTCTGGCCGTTGCGCTCGAACAGCACCGCCCAGGTCGGCGGCGTGTAGCCGTCCCAGCCGAGCGAGCCGGACTTCATCTTCACCAACCGAAGGTTCGTCAACCGGCGACTCATGGTTTCCTCGGGTTGCGGGGCAGGGGGTCGGGCAGGAGGCAGCGCCGGCAGGCGCTGCACGTGATCAGCGTCGGGGTCCCCTGCTCCTTGGGGCAGACCCACGCGGGGCCGAACCACTTCCGGACGGACCGCGTGTCGTCCCGGAACACGAGGATCGGCTCCCGCGGGACGACCAGCTCGTCGGCGGCCGTCGCGCAGAGGAACGCCCGGCGCCCCTCCGGCCGGTCGCAGGCGCCCGTCTGGGCGTCCTCCGACCAGAACATCCGCATGTTCGGGAGCCGGGACAGCTCGACCAGCGGGTCGAGCAGCTCCGGCCGCCGCCAGCTCCTGGTGTAGGCCAGGAACGTGGTCGTCCGGCACCGCCGGACGATCCGCGTCCACGATTGGACGTAGGGGACGTCGTAGAAGTCCCCCGCGACGTGGACCCTCAAGTCCCGGACGAACCGGGACTTGATCTCGCGGATCATGTCCCGCTGGAAGCGTGGCGGGTCGAGGGACCGCTCCCAGTTCTCCCGGTGGAAGTCCCGAACGGCCTGGTGCATGTAGTGCCCCCGCATGGCGGTGCAGACCGCCAGGCAGGGGAACGAGCACCCCGGGCACGTCGCGAAGGCCGGGATGCTGAACGACCAGATGTCGGGCCCGAGATGCCGGTTGCCCAGCACCAACATGCCGCGCGGCCCGGATCGTGCGCGTGGACTCATCGCAACTCCTTTCGGAGGAGAACCGTGAGACGGCCCCGGCGGCGACACGCGGCACGCGCGGCGTCGGCGCCGCCGGGGCGAGACGGGTTGTCGGGTGGGCGCCGCGTCGCGCCCGGCGGGCTCACGCCACGGCGAGCCCGGCCTCCTGCATGCCCGTGATGATGTCCGGCGCGTACCTGTGCTCGCAGGCGAACTGGAACGACCCCATCCTCAGGTAGGACGGGATGTCCACGGACCGGTCCACCCAGTCGCGGGCGGCCTTGGTCATCAGGACGAAGACCACGACCGCTCCGTGGTCCATGACGCGGACGTCAAGCGGTCGTGGTCGTGCCACCATCGTCGAACTCCTCCGAATGCGCGGGGCCGGAGGCCCCGATCGAATCCCCGTCAACCTGGAAGGCCACGATCAGCCACCCCGTCCGGGCGGAGCGCCTCCGCGCCGCCCGGTAGGAGGTCGTGAACCACCGCGAGCTCAGGGCGTATCGCCCTTCCTCGTCGGCGTTCCCATCCGAGAACCCGTAGACCACGAAGTCCCTCGCCTTCATGTCAATACTCCTCGGGGAGGAGGAAGGTGGTCTGACTCCGGTCCGCCTCCGTGATCAGCCAGATCTTGACGCCGGTCTTCAGCGTGTACGCGCTGAGGAGCCGCGTCCCGTCGATCAGCGACCGGTCGTTGAGGCCGGCGTCCTCGGGGTCGATGTCGCCCCAGTCGCCGGCCTGGTGCCGCGCCAGGAAGGCCAGCGGCCCCTGGTGGGCCCGCTCCATCGCCCGGAGCGCGCCGGGCGTGGCGATGACCCGGCCGAGCGGAAACTTCGCTGCCATGTTAAGCCTCCTCGGGGAACAGCTTCCGGCGCAGGAGCGCCAACAGGGTCCGGACCTCCCGGACCGCCGGCGCGCCCTCGAACCGATAGGTCGTCCGGCCGTCGATGTCCCGACGCATGAGGTCGGTGAGCACATCGAACAGCACGCGATCGCGCTCGGTCGGCCGGAGCCGCCCGATCGCCTGGTCGATGTCCTCCGGGGTGAAGTCCCGCCGCTCCGGCGGCGGGCCCTTGGGGAGCTCGGGCCGTGTGCGCTTCCCCATGTCGGACCTCCTCTCAGAAATGGCGCAGGAACTGCCGACGATGGCGCAGCGCCTTCGCCATGACCTCCGTCAGGCGATTGGCGAAGTCCTCGTCATGGTACATCTCGCCGATGCCGCCGTGCACGAACTCGTGCGCGGCCATCGCCACGATCGCGTCGCGGTCCGCGACGCGGAACTTGCGGATCAGGCCCCGCTTCCCCGGCTTCGCCGGGTTGATCAGGAACGTCCGGGTGCCGCCCGGACCCTCCTCGTACTGGGCGTCGGCCTCGTCGTCCAGGACGAAGCCGACGCAGAAACCCCGCGTGATGTGGTGCAGCCCGTGCAGCTCCAGGAGGACGCCCGCCCAGGCTCGGGCGAGCCACGCGGCGTGCGGGCTGAAGGCCCGCGGCCGCGCCGGGTCGAGCCACCCCGGGACGGCCTGCCGCCGGGCGTTCTTCAACACGAAGGCGAACCCGAGGAGGGTCGCCGGCTGGGCCGGGTCCTCCGGCCGATGCACGTACTCCCGGTGCGGGCAGGTCGTCACGAGCGCCCCGTGGAGCGCCCCGTTGACCGCCGTGTCCGGGGCCACCCGGACCGCGACGGGCCCGTCCGGCTCCGGCTCGGGCGGGGTCCAGCGCAGCAGCCCGCCCCCGAAGCGGTGGTAGGCCGGCTCGCTCGGCCGGAGCGCCTTCCTGCGATGGGTCGAGAGCTGGTCGATCAGCTCGTCGAGCTGGTCGTCGAACGGATGCTTCAGCCGGTCGCGGTTGGACGTCAGCCGCTCGGCCGACGTCCCCAGCAGCTCGACCGTGACGCACCCCGAGTACCGCGTGACGCGCCGGTACATCGGGATGCCGTTGACCCGCACCACCACGGAGTGATCCGGCGCCCTGGAGGTGTACACCCGGGCCCAGGTCTCCTCGTCGCGGGCCAGCTCGCGTCGGAACGCCCCGAGGGGCAGGCCCCCGCGGTGCTCCTCCCCGTCGAGCCGGAACGTGCCGCCCCACTGGCGGCCCGCCAGCTCGACGAACCGGCGGAACGTCACGCGCAGGGCCTCGGCGCGGTGTCCGTCCCACCAGACCGTGCTGCGCGTCCCGGGGATGATGCTCGTCGGGGACTCGGTCAGGTCGTAGCCGGCGCCGCTCCCGGCGACCCGCCAGCACCCGGACTCGATCTGGTACTTCGCGTGGGCGAAGTACAAGATCTCTTTCGCACGCCCGAACCCCCCGACCGCCCCGTCCCGGAAGTCCTTGCCGCTGCTCCCGAGCGCGAGCAGCTTCTCCGTGATCTCCGCCCGGTCCATCGGGCGGCCGTCGTTCGTGACGATGACGCGGGTCAGCTCCACGTCGTCGATGTCGATGTCCTGGATTTGCACGTCGATGACGCGCGAGCCGCAGTCCATCGAATTCTGCATGATCTCTCGCACGAAGGCCCAGTGAGGCTCCGCATAGTCGTTCATCGACTTGCGGAAGAACTCGGGGCCGATCGCCACCTGGTGTTCAAACATGATGCGTTCCTGCGCCGTGGGGACGAACCGTCCCCGGCCCGCACGGCGACGGGTCGGGGACGCAACCGGCATGCCCGAGCCTCCCTGCGGCACTCGTCAGCGGGGCCGGTGGACCTTGGCCCCGTCGTCGGTGATCGCGAGGAACACGATCTTGCGCAGGCCGTGGTAGCGGACCATCACCTTCCGCTCGCCCGCCTTCCGCAAGTCCGACAGGTTGGTCGGCTTGCCGTCGTAGGGGCAGAAATGGTCGGAGATGATGAAGTCGCGATTGACGAGGAAATCTTCCAGGACTTCCGCCTGGGTCTTGTAGTCACGCCCGTAGGCGGGGACGATGGTCATGATTGGGCCTCCTTCATGATCGCCGCGATGATCGCGTTGGTCTCGCGGCGGAGCAGCTCTCCCAGCTCCTTCAACGGTCCGCTCGCCGACTCCGCGGCGATGCACAGCTCCCGCCAGGCTTCCAGCTCGGCCCGGCGCATCCTCAAGTGACTGAGGTGGGCGAGGGCCCGCTGGGCGGCCCGGTGGGCGGCGTCGATCGACGCCGCCCATTCCCGGACCACCTGGTCCGTCGCGAGGCACTCGGCCTCGTAGGGGTCCATCCGGCTCAGGTCCATGTCGAGCCTCCGTTCGTCGGTCGGGATGGGGATGGGGCGGTCCGATCATCCCTCCCCGAACTCGCGGTTCAGGATGGAGATGAGTCCGGCCAAGTCCTCTTGGAGCCCACGGGCGTTCACCCAGAACGTGCCCCAGCAATCCCGGTTGGCGGGGTCCGGGGCGCCATCCCGGTCCTCGCACTCCATCCGGAATCCCACCCGGGCCCGATGCACGGCGGCGCGGGCCCGCAAGAGGGCCGTCTCATCCGCCTGAATCTCGAACGGTTTCAAGCCGAGTCTCCTTGCCTAGCCTGGAACGCCACGCGCGGCACCGTGCCGCGGCGGCAAGCCGCGCCCCGATCGGTCAAGATCGGGGCGCGGCGCGTGGAATGTCCCGCATCCAGGAACCGCAAACGGCTCCGATGCGGGACATGCCGACCGAACTGAGCAGCCTAGGACGGCCGATCGCCCATGCTCGGGGATGCCCCGAGTGGGCCCGGGCGGATCGGCCCGGCGGGCCCGAGGGCCCGCCGGAGGGGCGGGAAACGACGACGGGCCGGCCCACTCGCGAGAGCGGACCGGCCCGGGACCGGGGCGGGTCAACCCCGCCCCAACAATGCATTGTTGGGGCCCCTGCGCCCCTCAGGGGCCCTCGGGGCATGCCTCCCCGGTGAACGGTCGGGGCGCATGCGAAAGCCCCTCAGGAGCGATCCTGAGGGGCTTGAGGGCAGGCTCGCCCGGTCCCTAGTCGGCACCGGGTTGACCCGCCGCATCCCGATCGGTGTCGGCGGAGCGGCGCGACCGCGCCGTCCGCCGACGAGTCGAGGGGGCCGTTCAAGCGGCGGTCCGCTCGGCTTGCAAGTCCCCTGTCGTGGCCGGAGTCTCCAGTTCGGCGATGAGCGCGTCAAGCTGGTCGCGCAGGGCCCTGACCAGAGCGACGTCCCCACGGGCCTTGAGCGCCGCCACGAACTGCGGGACCTGTTTCGGCGCCATCGCGTGCGGGTCAACCCCCACCTTGGGGAGCGTCACACCGCGGTCCGCGGCCACCTTCTGGAGGATGCCGACCACCGACTCCGGTTCCAGGGTCCCGCCGAGCGCGGAGTCGATCCCCATCGTAATCTGCTCGCGCAGCTTGTTCTCCTCCCGGGTGGCCTTACGAACCGACTTCTTGCGGTTCTCTTCGGCCAGCTTCTCGGGGCCCTTCTGGGCATCGCGCTCCGCGGCCATCGCGTCGGCATGGTCCTGAAGGATAGCCTTCAGCTCCTTGATGGGGAGCGGGTTGTCGCCGATCTGTTGCGCGACCAGATCGCGCACCACATCGACCCACCCATCCTTGATCTTGCCCGCCAAGTCCACGGGGTTGAACGAGAGGGTCGGGAGGAAATGATTGACGACCTGATAGTAAGACAGCTTGTCCGCGTCCGGGACCATCGGCTTGACCGCCTCAAGCCAGAAATGGACGCGAACGTAGGTCGAGATCCGAACCGATTGGATCGCGACCTGCATCTTGACCCGATCCGCGATCTGATCGCAGAGCCGGTCGAAGTCTTCGGCGCCCCACGATGGAAACTGCGCCTTCTGCCAGATCGCATGGTCCGCGGCAGCCTTGCCCAGCTTCGCATACTTCTTGAGCATGTCGCGCGGGTCAAGTGTCGCGATCGCCAGGTTGACGATCCTCGCGATGGCCTCATCGTTCTTCGCCAATTTCTTGGCGGTCGCCTCATCGACTTCCGGGAGCGGGCCCCCGGCGTCGGCGCCTTGCGGCTGGTCGGGTTGCGGCTGGTCGGGTTGGGGTTGCATCTCGTCTGCCACGGTCATGACTCCTTCGCTTGCTGGTCGCGCCGAACAATGCATTGTTGGGGCCCCTCGGGGCGGTCCGTCCCCCGTCCCGCCGCGTGGCGGGTTGTCATCAGGGGTTGCACGTCGGCACTCGGGATTGACCGCCGTTGCGGCCGATCCGGTGGGCTTGTGGGCCCGCTCTCAGGCCCGGCGTTCCGGGCCCGGGAGTGGGCCCACCTGCCGGTGGGCAGGTGGGCGGGGTGATCCCTAACACGGATCGTTCTGGTCGTACCACGAATCCGGGAACAGCTCCGCCAACCGGCAGATCGCTTCATCGGCGCGATCGCGCCAGCCGCCCGTCTTGTGATTCACGTCGCCGAAGCATGGGACGCGGTCCCAAGTTCGCGAGAACAGCCACCGGAACGGACGAATGACCATCGGAACCTGCGCGTAACCCATCTCGCTCTCTCCCTTCGGATGCGTGCCTCTCGTTCCCGTCACCCGAATATACGTCGTTCTCTGTCGTGCGTGTCGTCGCGTGGCGAAAAAGCATCACTCGCCCCGGTTCGCCAGCCGGACCGCCAACTTCAGCTCGGCGCGGACCCACGCCAGCGCTTCCCGGCGCCAAGGTGTGGTCTCGTCGAACTCCAGTGAGGCCGGCATGTCGGGCCAGACCTGATGCCAGGTTCGGACCCGAAAACCGCGCTCCGGCGTCCCGCTCAACTCGATCTGGCGCTTGCCGAAGCGCCAAGTTTCCAGGCAACCGATGCGCGTGCAGGGGATGGCGTGCCCGTAGGCGTCAACCGTGCCGATGGCGTACATCGCTCGCTCCTCAGGTGTGTGTCGCTTGCCCGTCACTCGACTCTACGTCACTCCCGGTTGTGTGTGTCGTCGCGTTGCGAATTTTCGACACACACAACCGGGATGTGGTCAGTCCGTCACGTACTCGACCGGCATCGGGTAGACGGTGGTCTCGCCGTTCGCCAGCGTGACGACGAGATCCCGCCCGGGGCCGCGCTCGAAGAACGTCGCCTCGACGCGCCCACCGGGGCCCGTAATCCAGCCGACTTGCCCGCGGGACCGCTCCTCATCCTCCTCCCACCAACCGCCGTAGCCGGTCACGTTGTCGATCGCCTCCCCGAGCGTCGGGAAGTTTTCGATCTCCACGATGCCACCGTGCTCCACGATGCCACCGTGGTAAGTCTCGTAAAGCGTGTACGGATACTCCATCGGTCGCTCCTCAGGTGTGCCTGTCGTTGCTCTCTCTCGCCTCTACACCCATCATACGCCACGCCTGACCGTGCGGGACTGGCGTGGCGAAAAAGCCACACTCCCCCGCCGTCCCGCGTGCCATAGAGGAACACGCCCGGGCGCACGCGCCCGCGGTTCCCTAGAGTGCTGGGAGCAGTGAGCTGATGATCAGATGGGTAGGCGATCAGGTATGCAGGCGGATAGGTGGGCAGGCGTCCATGCCTGGACGGGCGCTAGGCGGAGGCGATTCGTCGTTAATCTGGGTAATCTGGGCAAGCTGGACACGTCTTCGACCGGTAGTGTCCAACGTAACCCAAAGCCCTACCTGGACTTGCGGCGACCCCCTCCGGCCCCCAATCGCGCGCACGGGTTACTAATCTTCCCCTCCCCGATTTTTGCCGCTACACACTCGGCCTTCAGCCCCGGTCCGGCGGCTCGACGAGGTCGATGACGATCGGCCGCCCGGAGATCTGCGAGACCGAGGCGAGGAACGCGAGGTACAGGTGCGCCGCCTCGCCCCCATCCTGGTGGGCCATCGGGCGGGCGCGGAACTCGAACCGCTCCCCGGGGAGGATCGTGCAGGGCTTCGACACCTGGAGCCGGATGATGATTTCCATGTTCACGCCTAAACGCCACCCGTGCCGCCGGGGGGCGGGGACCAGGTCTGCCCCCACCCCTTGCGGTCCAGGTACGGCTTCACGGAGATGAGGGCCTTCCCCGTCATCCAGTCGAGGATGGGGGCCGCGCGGACGCAGGTCCAGCCCCGCGCCGGCGTCCGCCGGAAGATCGCCCCGGCGACGAAGTGCGGCGCCTCGACCCGCAGCAGCCACTCCCCGGGCGTCTCAGGCATCGGGGGCGGGCTCGTCGCGGAGCATGACCCAGTGCGGGGTCATCGCGTTGAGGTCGATGGCCGCCATGAGGAGCGGGCGGTCGTCCCCGCTGAGCTCCCGGAAGCGGACGGGGACGAGCTCCAGGAGGCTGGAGAGCGGGTCGGGCTGGTTCATCATGTCGTGGAAGAGAGGGGTCCCGGGCTCGAACGAGGCGCTGACGTGCAGCACGGCCCGCCCGGTCCCCACGTCCTCGCGGCTGATGATCATCCGCAGGCCGTCGGGCCAGTCGAAGACGTGGACCCGGAGCTCCCCCGGACGCTCGCCCCCGGCGGCGATCTCCTCGGCCCGGAAGACTCGGGTGAGGGCCGCGGGGTAGCGGGCCCAGAGGAGCTCCGGGTCTTCAGGATGGAACGGCAGGCTCATCGGTCGTCTCCGGCTCGGGGGGCAACAAGCCATAGGACCGCATGGCCTCGGCCAGGGCCGCGTCGGTCGGTTCGGGGATCATGCCCATGCGATGCCAGCACTGGAGCTGGAAGTCCCGCCCGCCCCGGCAGGCGCGGCGGGGCCCGCCGTGCGTCTGCGGCCAGTGGCAGGCGTGGGGCGCGCCGGCGATCAGGTACGCCCGGATCTCGTCCAGCCGGCCCGGGCGCAGCTCGGCCTGGTGGCCGTCGGTGCGGAAGATGCAGGACGGACACTGCGAGGGCATCACGGGGAGCGGCCGCTCACGCGGGCGGGTGCGGGGCATCGGACGCCTCCTCGGGCCAGACGTCGAGGCGGTGACGCTCCAGGATGGCGATCAGGCGGTCGCACTCCTGGGGCGACTTCAGGCGGATGACGAACCGGACGCCGCCGGCCTCGAACCAGAGGTGGACCTGCGTGGCCGGCCCCGTCCCGTCCCGCGCGGGGCACCAGGACGCCACCCCGTACGCATCCACGACGTAGGCCGGCACCCCGATCTCATCCAGGTTCTGCGGCGTCCGGTCCGGCTCCGGGATCGGGTACGGGCTGCGCGTCCGGTCGCTCTTGCGATCCATTGGTCGGGGACTCCTCGGGCCAGGCCACCGGGCACAACGACTTCAGGAACCCGATCAGCTCGGCGACGGACTCGGTCGAGCCGAGGCGCAGGGCGACCTGGACCGTATCACCCTGCACATCGTGGAGCAACGGGCGCGGGAACTCCAGGAGGACGTGGATCTCCCGCCCGGGGAGGGCGTGGCCGTCGCGGGGGTCGGCGATCCCGATCGCGTATCCGTCCACGGCGATCGTCGGGGTCAGGTCCTCCTCGGTCGGGGGCTCGGTCGGGATCGTCATGGGGCCTCCACCTCCTCGGCGACCGGGCCGGCCAGGATCTTCCGCTCGTGCTCCGGGGCGGCGTGCCGGGCCGGCTCCCACCCCAGGGGCCGCCGGCCGGACAGGACGTCGATGAGCCGGTCCCAGTTGACGACCTGGAGCGCGACCTCGAACATCAGCACCGCGAAGCCGAGGCGGTGCCCCTCCTTCACGCCCAGGCCGCCCATCTCCTGGAGCAGCCGGCTCCGCAGCAGGGTCGCCCGCTGCCCGACCCGGATGCCCGGGACCCGGGCGACGTCGTCGAGGAACGCCCGGACCACGGGCGCCCACTCCGGCCACTGCCCCAGGGCCTTGGCGATCATGTCGGTCATCGCCTCGCGCTGGACTTGCAGGAGCAGCGCCGCGGGGCCCGGGTCCCCCGCGGCGGCCACCTCCTCGGCGAAGTTCGCCGTCTCGTCGAGGGTCCTGTCGTCGAACATCGGCACCGGCGTCAGGTCCCCGGCGTCCACGGTCGTGCAGAGCCCGTTCGCCAGCCGGACCTCCACGGCCGAGCCGTGGACCAGCTTGACCAGGGCTTGCATCCCGCCCCACGAGCCGCCGACCCGGACCAGGTCGCCGATCAGGTACGGTCGCGACATCGGCTCCTCCTCCCTTCAGATCACAGGAAATCCTTGAAGGCCGCGTGGAATTTCCCCCAGTCCTCCGCCGTCGGCTCGCGTCGCTTGGTCAACGCGGTCGTCTCCAGGGCATTCTCCCAGATCAGGAGCAGGGCGTCCGCATGGGGGAGCGGGAGCCCCGACCGGTAGGCGTACTGGACCAGCGCCGGGGGCACCCGGAGGTGCCCATCGTCCGCGGCCGCCCGCTCGGCCCCGCAGGGCCGCTCGGTCGGCACGGCCGTCGTCGTCGCCGGGAGCACGGCCCCGTCCTTCGGGGTGGTCTCATGATTCGGCGTCACGTCCTCGTCCTCCTCGTCGTGCTGATCATCGTCCCCGCCCTCGACGTCGCCGGCCGCCCCCGGGGCGGCGGAAATCGTGCCCAACCGCAGGTACTCCTCCGTCACGCCCAGGACCCGCGCCATCGCCTGGATGGCGCCCCGCCTCGGGATGAATCCCTCCCTCAGGAGCTGGCGGATATAGGAGTCGGTCCGCTCCATCTTGAGGCTGAGCTCCTCGTCGGTCAGCCCGAGGGCCTCCATGAGCTGCCGGACCCGGCTCCTGAGCCCGTGGGAATAGTTGGCGTACGCCCGCTCGATCTCCGGCGTCGGATACCACTGCGCCTTGCTCATCGCCTGCCCCCGTGGCACGCACCATCCCCGGCCGATCGCGGTCGCGATCGCCTCTCGCCGGGCTCGCGTGCCTGGGCATCATCGGGCCGAAACGTCCGGGCGCGCTGAGTTTCTCGGCGCGATGGTCGCGGCTCATCGTCGGGGCGCCTCCGCCTCGGGCCGGATCTCGGCCACGACCGACCCCCGCGCGAACCGCACGATCGTGGTCGGCACCCCCATCCGGTTGGCCGACTCGGTCGCCAGGTTGATGGCCTCGGGGAGCCGCCCCGAGACCAGCGGGCACCGCATCCCGTTGGGGAACTGCGCGAACCCGACGGCCTCCTGGCCCGCCTCGTCGGCCGCGACGACCAGGTACAAGGTCTCCACCCGGTTCACGCTCGCCTTCTCGCCGAAGCCCATCGCCAGCATCATCGCCGCCACCTCCTGGATGTTCGTCCGGTTGCCGGCCGCCGGGCGCCTCCCCGGGGCTCGCCTGACAATTTATGGCGTGATGCCGAAAAAGGCAAGAGGGCCCCGGGCCGCGGGGTAGGTATTCTCGGGCGGGCGCGGCCCGCCCCCACGCCGCAACCGCCGATCCGAGGACGCGATGGACCTGTCGAGGCTCCTGCTGTTGGACCCGCTCGCCGCCGAGGGCGGGGGCGCGCCGCCCGAATCCGCCCCGCCCCCGGACGCCGGATCGGGCGGCGAGCCGGCCGTCGGCCCGTCGGCGGACCGGCCCGAATTCCTCGACGGCTCGGAGGCCGCCGAAGCACCGGCCGCGTCCGGTGTCGCCTCGGCGGCTCCGGCCGACCCGAACCTGGCCCCGGCCGCCCCGCGGTCGATCCGCGACGCCGCCCGCGACTACGGCCTCGACCTCTCGCAGCACGCCGACGACCACGCCGCCTTCGTCGCGCTGGTCCAGGCCGCCCAGGCGGCCCGCCAGGACGACTACTACACCCAGCTCGGCCGCCAGCTCGCCCCCCACTACCGCGGCGTCCAGGAGTACCTCCGGGCCCAGGCCGCCCAGGCGCAGCAGGCGCAGGCCCCCGAGGCGCCCCCCGCGTGGCAGCCGCCGCCGTTCGATGAGCGGTGGCTGAACCTCGTGGATCGCGACGAGGCGACCGGCCTGTGGCGCGCCAAGCCGGGCGTCAACCCCGAATATGCCGAGGCGGTGCAGGCGTACGCCGACTGGATGGGCCGGTTCCAGCGCGACCCGATGGGCATGATCGCCCCGATGGTCGAGGCCCGCGCCCAGGAGATCGCCCGCCAGGTCGTCCAGGAGCAGTACCAGGGCTACCAGGTCCAGGCGACCGTCTCCTCCATCGTCGAGCAGAACGCCCCCTGGATCTACCAGGTGGACGCCCACGGCCGGCGCCTGGTCGGCGCCGACGGGCGGTACGTGCCCACCCCGCTGGGCGCCCGGTACATCGCCCACCTCCAGTCCCTGCGGGCGGCCGGCGTCACCGACCCCCGGGCCCAGGACCACCTCGCCCGCAGCCTGCTCCAGGGCGAGCTCGCCGTGGCCCAGGCCCAGGCCGGCGGCGCCGGCGCCCAGGCGCGGCACGCCCGCGGCCGCCCCGACGTCAACCCGGGCCAGGCCGTCGAGCCCGGCCGCCGCGGCTCCGTCCCGGGCGCCACCGCCCCGGCCACCGGCGGCCGGTCGCTGGCCGAGGTCCTCCGAGAGCAGTTCGCCGCCGAGGGGATCACCGACGCGGACTTCCAGCAGATCGCGTAACACATATTCACCCTTGGAGGTGAACATATGCCGGCGCCCTGGTCCCGGATCGTGAATTCCACCATCCGGAATTACATCAAAGAGCGTGAAATTAATATTTTACGCAATCGTAAGCTGACCGCCCTGCTCAAGTCGAAGGGGCGCATCAGCTTCAACTGGTCCGGCATCGGCATGGACTGGAAGGTCAAGTACAAGCGGGTCAAGCTGACCCCGTTCGCCGACGGCGACACGCTGGAGTTCAGCCGGAAGGACCGGTACAAGACCGCCTTCCTCGACTGGCGCGGGTACTCGACCACGGACTCCATGACCAAGGGTGAGTATTTGCAGAATCGTTCAACTGAAGCTATCATCAAGCTTTACGACGATATCAGTAAAGACTTGATTGATGATATGGAAGATGCGTTCGGGGAAGAATTCTACACCAATGGATATGATCCCGCGAACTCCAAGCGGATGCACGGGATCGAGTCGTTCCTGTCGGCCAACGCGGTCGCCGGCAACGGCGCCGGCGCCCCGACGGCGACCTACGCCGGCATCTCCTGCGTCCCCGGCTTCTACGGCGGCACCTGGAACCCGGGCAGCCTGCCCGCGTGGCCCAACGGCCGCGGCGACGCGCAGTTCGACTTCTGGAGCCCCATCGTCGTTGACTACGGCGACAGCCTGTTCCCCGGCGGCGCCAGCCCCAACAACACCTGGGCCAACAACAGCGTCGAGGCCATCAGCTTCGGCATCGTGAAGGCCAAGAAGTCGAAGAGCCAGAAGGGCATGCTCGACGTCATCATGTGCGACGACGAGATGTTCCGCTCGTACAAGGCCCTCTACCGGACCAAGGAGCGGATCGTCGTCGAGCGCCAGGCCGACAAGAGCCCGCTGATCGCGCTGGGGTTCTCTGATATCATCAATCAAGATGGTGTTGATATCACCTGGGAGTACGGGATCACGCCCGCGACCGGCTACGGCTTCAACGTGGACATGATGGAGCTCAGGTCGCAGCAGGCGCAGGTCTTCGTCCCCGAGGGCCCCGACCTCGACATCGCCACCAAGAGCTGGCGGTTCTCTGTGGATTTTTATGGCAACTGTGTGTTTAATCCGAAATTTCAGGTCGCCTTCAAGAAGCTCACCTAAGCCGGATCGACCACCCAGCTATGCCATACAAGGTCAAGAAGGTCGCCGGGGGCGGGTACAAGGTCACGAGCCCCCACCACCCCGGCGGCTTCAGCAAGAAGCCCCAGTCCCGGGCCCAGGCCGAGGCCCAGCGCCGTGCGATCGAGGCCCACGACGGCGAGGGCCGGAAGGGGAAGTGACGATGCCCAAGAAGCCCCGCTCCGCCCACCAGTCCGGCCCCGCGGGCTCGCGCAAGCCCCGCGGCAACGTCAAGTCGCCCCCGCCGCCCCACGACGCCCCACGCCCCGCCGTCAGCCCCGGGGCCGGGGTCGAGCCCGGGGCGACCCGGCCCCCGAGGACGCCATGAGCACGACCTACCTCGACCCGCCCCACGGGCCCATCGTGCCGGACCCCGCCCCCGCCGGGCCCCACGGCTACAAGACCTACCTGGCCGCCGCCGGCCTGATCGGGCTGGCGGTCTACCAGGCCACCCAGAAGCAGTACGACGCCGCCGTCCAGAGCGTCCTGGCCGCCCTCGGCGTCCTGTTCAACCGCGCGGGTCTGGCGACCCTGGCCCGGCATCTCTCATAAGGACCCGCTCATGGCCCGCGACGAAGCACCGCCATTCGCTAGGGGGGAAACCTTCTACAATGGCGGGACGATCGATACGACCAACCTCGGCGGCCCGAACCTGGAGGGCAAGGAATATACGTTCGAGGTGAACGCCCCGGACGGATATGCCCAGAACGATCCGTCCGGCCGCCGCATCCGGGTGAAGGTCGTGAGGAACACCTCCGGGCAGAACCTCCTGCCCAAGCGGCTCGCCCGGTTCGCCGCCACCAGCCCGCACGGCTGCTACGTCGATGGCTACGTCTCGGCGCCCGCCACCGAGGCGATCGCCGGGGTGATCGACGAGTTCCTGCCGGCCGCCGGGGTGGTCAACAACGACCTCTTCTATGTCGTCATCGAGGGCCCCACGACCGTCCAGTCGGTCGCCAGCGGCCTGTCGAACATCGCCATCGGCGACCGCGTCGAGGCCGCCAGCGGCACCTCCGCGACCAGCTCCGACGCCGGCCGCATCAACAAGTACGCCGGCTCGCCGACGGCCGCCGACGTCGTCGCCATCGTCGGCCGCGCCGACCAGGCCCAGACCTCGACCTCGGCCGACACCAAGATCAACGCCCGGGTCTTCGGCCGCTGAGCCGGCCCGCGGGCCGCCCGGCCAGATCAGGCTTGACTCGCCGGGCGGCCCGCCTAGAATGTCCCCCGTCGCGCCCGGCCCGCTGCGACGGAGCAGCCCCGACGTGGGGTCCCCGGGGCGGGCGCCCGGCCCGAACCCGACGGAGGCCCGCATGGGCACCCGGAAGCCCGGCGTGCTGCACGACCGCCCCCGCGACTTCTACCCCCGCGCCTACAACCCCGCCAACCGCGCCGGCAGCAAGGGGCGCAGCCCCACCTATGCCGACCCCTCCACCGCCCCCTGCGCCGTCTACCTCGACCGCCACGCCGCCTTCCTGCGCGCCCTCGACGCCTGGCGCCGCGAGTCGGGCTGCCGGTTCCCCACGGCGATCCAGATCCTGAGCCTGGCCGAGCGCCTCGGCTGGACCCCGCCCGCGGACTGGCCCCCGGCCCCCTTGACGCGCCCGGACCCGCTGGCCTAGGATGGCCGTGCGCCCGGCCCCCAAGTGGTCCCCTCCGTCGCCTTCTGGGGATTCATGGCCGGGGCCGGGCGCACCCCCTCCCCCGGCCGGTGCAGGGCGTCGCGCAGGATCTTCTCGGGCTCGACCGCCAGCTCCGCCAGCGCCGGCCGCAGCCCCGGCTCCAGGATCACGACCAGGCCCCGGATCTCCTGCTCCAGCCGCGTGAGCCGCTCCCGGCACTCCTCCACCAGCGACTCGATCTTCGACAGCCGCTTGTCGTCGCGCTGCGTCTGGATCGCCTGCGAGAGCGCGGCGATCGCGGTGTTCGAGTCCCGCTGGTGCCTCAGGAACAACATCAGCACTTCCAGCAGCGCCCCCTGCGGGTCGCCGCCGGCCTTCGCGAACGCGCTCCGGATGTCGTCGCCCATCCGCCACCTCCCCGGAGAAAACTAGCCGACGCGGCGGGGTCGCCGCCGATGATGGGGACGCGCCGGCCCGACGTTCGCGCCGGCACCCGAGCCGCGTGGAGAGCCGCCGATGACCTGCCCCGACTGTGCCGCCCTGGAACCTCGCGTCGCCGCCCTGGAGGCCGCCCAGGCGGCCCGGACCCCGAAGATCGACCCGGAGGCCCTGTACACGATCCCGGAGGTCGCCCGGCTGCTGGGGTGCAGCGTGTCCCACGCCCGCATCCTCGTCACGCGGGGCGACTTCCCCGCCATCGACGTCACGCCGGGGGGCCGGCGGAACAAGTCCCTCCGGACCACCGGGGCCGCCGTCCTGGCGTGGCACGCGGCCCGCGAGCGGAGGCCGTATCGATGACCTGCCCCGACTGTGCCGCCCTGGAGGCCCGCCTGGTGGCCCGCCTGGACGCCCTGGAGGCCGCCGTCCTGGGTGCCAAACCCCCGACGATCGACCCCGACGCCCTGTTCGATCGCCAGGAGGCCGCCCGGCTGTTGCAATGCAGCCCGGACCACATCCGCAACCTCTGGAAGCGCGGCGTCCTCCCCGCGATCGACATCGCGTCGCCGGGCAAGCGGCAGGCCCTCCGGGTCCGCGGGGCCGCCCTCCTGGAGCTCCTCGCGGCCACCGAGCGGAGGGCGTGACGATGCCCAGCCCACGCAAACCACGCAACCCCCGCCAACCTTTCAAGTCCCCCGACGCCGTCAGGATCACCACGACGATCATCCGCACGCCCCTGACGCCGGCCCGGATCGCCGCCCGCGACCGCGCCATGCAGGCGATCCTCCGGTGGATCGATCGGGCCCCCTTGACGGGGCGGTCCGATTCGTGCTAAAATGATCCGTTCGTCGCCCGACACCCGGAGGAGGAGCCCATGAGCCAGACCAAGCCCTTTGCCGCCTATTGCCGCGTCTCGGATGAGCACGGCGACGCCGACGATTCCCTGCACACCCAGCTCGCGTCGATCCGCCAGTTCGCCGACGCCCGCGGCCTGGAGATCCCGCCCGATCTCGTCGTCTTCGAGCGCTTCTCCGGCATGAAGACCGCCGACATCCGCCCCGGGCTGGGGCGTATCCGCGAGCTGGCCCGCGTCGGGGCCATCGGCGGCGTGATCGTCCACAACACCGAACGCTTGGCGCGCGACATGACCGATCTCCAGGTCCTCGTCGAGGAGTTCCGCCGCCGGGGTTGCCGGGTCCATTGCGTCCTGGTCCCGATCGAGGACAACTCGACCGGCAAGGTGATGCTCGCCATCCGGGGGTGGGCCCATGAGGTCGAGTGGGAGCTGATCCAGGAACGGACGATGCGCGTCAAGAAGGAGATCCGCGACGCCGGGCAGCTCGTCGGCGAAGGCGGCGGGCGGTACGGCCTGACCTGGGACAAGAAGACCCGGACCCGCGTCGCGGACCCCCGGATCGCCCCCTGGGTCCGCCGGATCTACGACTGGCTCGCCAACCAGGGCTGGACCCTGACGGAGATCGCCGATGAGCTGAACCGGCACCAGGTCCCGACCCCGGGCGCCCGGCGCGGCCTGCCGCCGCGGTCGCGCCGGGCCCGCTGGACCACGGGCATCATCCACGCCCTCGTCCGGGACGAGGTCTACAAGGGCGTCAGCACCCACCTCCGGTACGAGACGATCGGTCGGAAGAAGTACCGCAAGCTGCCCCGGGAGCGCTGGACCGTCGCCCACGACGCCAAGACCGAGGCCCTGGTGGACGCCGCGACCTGGGACCGGGCCGTCGCCGCGATGTCCGCCCGCCATCACGCCCGCATCGGGCACGCCGCCGGCCGCGCCGCCCGCGCCTCCACCTTCCTGCGGGGGCGGATCTACTGCATGGCCTGCCGCGGCCCGATGTGGGTCTCCTACACGCGCGATCGTCGCGCCGGCGACGGGCCCGCGTACCGGCCCTGCTATCGCTGCAACCGACACCTCCGCACCCCGGGCACGCCCGCCTGCCCCGTCCGGGCCGTCTACGACGACGAGATCCGCGACGTCGCCTGGGCCGAGGTCGTCCGGGTGCTCACCACCGCGGGGCTGATCGAGCAGGAGATCGCCCGGATGACGCGGGACAAGCCCGGCGAGGCCCTGCATCGCGAGAGCCTGGCCGCGGCCGAGCGGGCGAAGCAGGACGCGGAGCGCCGGGCGCAGAACATGATGGAGAGCTTCGGCAGGCAGGACGACCCCGAGCTGCGCGACATGATCCTCCGCGAGGTCGCCCAGGCGAATCGCGAGCGCGACGGCCACGCGGCCCGCATCGCGCAGCTCCAGGGGCTGCTGGCCGGCTACGACGCGATCGACGCGAAGGCGGAGGCCCTGGCCCGGCACGCCGCGCAGGTCCGTGCCGGGCTGGAGAACCAGGCTGCCCAGACGTGGGACCAGCGACGGCACATCCTGGACTGGCTCGACGCCCGGTTCCTGGGGGACGGCCATCACCTGAACTTGTGTCTGGACTTGGGCTTGGGGGACGACGGCGCGCTCGCAGTTCCATCAACGGGATGTTCAACCACTCGAACCAACTGCGAGCGCGCCTGGCTCGTCTTCTGAGCGCAACGAAGACCGCCGGGGAGGTGGCGGGGGCCACCCCTTCCGGCGGTTTCGCGTCTCCCCAAGACGGGGACCAGCGTACCTTCAGGCGGGCCCCTCCGTCAAGTCGAGATCCCGGTGCGCCTCCCAGACGGCCCGGCCCTCTTCAGGCGGGCTCCCCGTGCAGGCGGTAGAAGTCGCGGGTCCGCGCCCAGGCCAGCCGGCCCGCGTCGGTCAGGGTGTAGACCCGCCACCGGGTGGCGACGGCCCGCGGGGCCCCGGTGCTGGCGCAGTGGCCCTCGGTCGTGGCCTCCTCGCGGCGGCTGACGACCAGGCCGGCCAGCTCCAACATCTGGAGCTTCCGGCGGAAGCTCCAGTAGCCCCGGATCGGGATGCCGGCCTCGGCGAGCCGCCGCTGGAGCCGGGGGCCGGGCTGCTCCCCGGCCAGGAGCTGGCCGACCACGACGAACTGGTGGTGGTCCAGGATGGTGATCCTCATGGGGGCCTCCTCAAGGGCCGTCCGGCGCCGCATCGCGGGCGAGCGTCTCGATCGTGGCGGTCAGCTCCGCGATCAGGACGAAGCAGATCGCGAGCTGCTGGAGCGCGAACGCCTGGAAGAGCCGCAGGTCGGTGACGTCCGGGTCGAACCGGACGATCGCGCGGCGGCTGGTGTTGAAGGAGTCGGCCAGGGCGTCGGCCCGCCTCCGGACCTGGGATCGCATGGGCTCGGGGAGATGGTCGAGGGCGAAGACGGGCGACTCGGTCATCGTGGTGCGTATCCGAAGTTGGGGTAGGTCCAGGTCGGCGCGGCCTTCGCCGGCAGGGCGACCGGGGCGACCGCCGGCACCGGGGGCGCCTTGGCGGCCGGGGCGCACGGGGCGGCGACCGGCAGCGGCATCTGGACCGGGGTGGTGGTCACGACGGTCTGGGTGGTGGTCGTCCGCGGCTGGGCGCAGGCGATCAGCTTCTGGCCGATCCGACCCAAGCACGCCCGGAACGGGCCCGGGGCGCGGACGACGGTAGTGGTCTGGATCGCCTGAGTCGGCATGGCGACGGGCGCGACCTGGGGCGATGCCGTGATCGGGGCCTGGGGGCTGGGGGCCACGGCCGCCGCCGGCAGGGCCACGACGATGACCTGCGGGGTCGGCGCCGGGGCCGCCGGCGCCGGGGCCGGGATCGCGACCGGGAGCTGGCCCACGGCCTGGGCCTGGGGGATCGTCTCGTAGCCGCGGGCGGGGGCCGGCGGCGGCGGGGGGACGCTGTCCTCGGTCCCGACCGCCAGGGCGCAGCAGAGCATCCAGGGGAACATCGTGGGGTCCTCGGGGGATACGGGGCGCGCCGCGCGCCCGATGCTTTCCCATGTCGGTCAGAGCCCCAGGACTTCTTGAACTTCCCGCTCCGTGAGATGTTCCCCGTCCAACCAGGCGCGGAGCACCCGCTCGCCCAGGACCGCGTAGCCGTAGCCGCGGAGGACCTGGTCGGCGACGTCGCGGGCGATGGCGCGGGCCAGCCGGGGGCCGATCCCCTGCTCCCGGCAGACCGCGCGGACGTCCTCGGCCTCCATCTCGGGAGGCCGGCGGACGACCCGGCGGAGGCGGTCGAGGATCGGCCCGCCGGCCTCCGGGCGGCGGACGCCGCGGCCGAGGCGGGCGGCGATGGCGCCCTCGTCGAGCCAAGCGAAGGCCCGGCCGGGCGTGCCGGGGCGGTAGGGGAGCAGGGCGATGTGCCGGGCGCCGGCCCTGGCCTGGTGGTGGACGATCAGGGCGTGGCCGACCTCCCGGGCGGCCGGCCCGCCCCGCTCCCAGGCGTCCTGGATGGCCCCGGGCGGGTAGCGGCGGCGGATCGCCTCGGGCGACTCGCCGATGGCGCCCAGGACGAAGCAGGTGTCCATCGCGAAGGACAGGGCGTCCCAGGTGCCGCTGGTCCAGGCGATCTCCGCGGCGACGAGGGCGGCTTCGATGTCCGCCTCGGGGGCGATCGCCAGCCAGGCGAGCCGCCCGGCATGCTCCGTGGCGATCACGGGGGGGAGGAAGGGACGGCCGGCCGAGACGGTGTGCTCCTTGAGCCGGCGGGCGGCGCGGACGGCGGCGGGCGCAGCGTCGGTGTCGATCATGGAGGTTGGTCCTGGGGGGGGTGCGGTCGGGGTCCATCCGGGGCCGATGGTCGGGCCCGGCCCGCCGGTGAGGTCGTCCCGGGCGGGGTTTCGGGAAAGGCACCCCGTCAGGGTGGGGCGGGCCGGGCCGTGGGCTATGCGTCAAGAGTGGGGCGGACCCCTCTACGGTCCTGCCCGATGGGCCATAGGCTCCCTCCTCACGGGTCGCCGCCGGTCGGTGTCGGGGCGGGCGGCTCGCCCCCGGCCCGAGGACCGCCCCCGGGCTGACTCGGGCCCCCGGGCAGGTCGAACCGCTCGGGGTGGGTGTGGTCCGCGACGTGCTTGCGGATCAGCGCCTCAAGTTGGTCGGCCCCCAGGCCGCGCGGCACGGCGGCCCGCGTCCCGCAGGCCCGGCAGACGAGGTCGTCCCCCTCGACGTCGATCCAGGGGAGGCCGGGGTTGGCAGAATCGGTGGACATAGGTGAACGCCCTGAGGAAACGAAGGAGGTCCGCGGGGTCCCGGGTCGATGGGGTGGGGAGCACGGTCCGGCAGCGACGACACTCGACGCTGCGACGCGCGAGGTCCACCCGGACCCAGGGGTGCTCGGGCATGGTGCCACTCCTGGGGCCATCCGATCAGCGACGATGAGCACGTCCCCGCGGTCCGCCGACCACGGGACGCGGCCAGCAGCCGCCAATCCTGGCGGCTATCCTACCTAAGAAGGCGTACCAACCAGGATACGGCGGTCGTCGGAGATTTCAAGGGGAGTTCGCGAAATTCGCGGGAGGGGCCGGGTTAGGCGCACCCGCCGTCGGGGGTGCCGCAGTTCGGGCAGATCCGGCAGGTGCCGGCCGGGTGGGTGCCGACGTGCCCGCAGGAGGGGCAGGTGGACTCCGGATCGCCCTCCGCCGGCGCGGGGGCCGCCCCGTTGGCGGCGACCAGGGGCTGCGAGCCCTTGCTGCCGTCGCGGTAGATCGCGACGCACTTCAGGCCCAGGTCGTGGGCCAGGCGATAGCAGGCGGCGACCTGATCGACGGAGAACTCGTGCGGGACGTTGACCGTCTTCGAGATGCTTCCCGTCACCCAGGGCTGGACCGCCGCGGTCATCAGCAGGTGCGCCTCCCATCGGAGGGTCCTGCTGAAGCCGGGCGGCGCGAACGAGGTGTCGAAGACCGGCAGGTCGGCGGGGTCCAGGTCGGGGCAGCCCTCGGCGGTGCCGTGGCGGAGGATGTAGGCGCAGACCTTCGCCCGCGTCGGCTCGTCATACGCGAGCGCCTCCAGCGCCCGGGCGACGACGCGGTTGACGACCGGGATCGACCCCCCGCCGGCCAGGTGCTTGACGGCGACCAGGGCGAGGTTGGGCTCGATCCCGGTCGTGTCGCAGTCCATCATGAACGAGATCGTCCCCGTGGGGGCGATCGCCGTGACCTGCGCGTTGCGGAAGCCGGTGTCGTCGCCGAGGGCCTGGGCCTCGTCCCAGGCGGAGAGGGCATACCCGGCGACGTCGCGGGCGACGGCCTCGGCCCGCGACCGGACGGCCGGCCCGTCGGGCAGGCGCCTCAGCAGGCGGTCGAGCTCCTCGGCGTGCTTGTCGATGACGCGGGACATCGCCTCGCGGTTGACGGACCAGGCGTCGAACGGCCCCAGCGCCCGGGCCAGCCGCGCCGAGGTGCGGTACGCCTGTCCGCAGATCAACGCCGTCAGCGCCGAGGCCAGGTCGCGGCCGGCGTCGCTGTCGTACGGGACGCCCCAGGACTGGAGCAGCGCCCCCAGGTTCGAGAACCCGAGCCCGAGCTGGCGGCAGGCGTGCGCGTTGCGGGCGATCGCCTCGGTCGGGTAGCTGCACGAGTCCACTAAAATGTCCTGGGCGACCACCAGCAGCCGCACCGCCGCCATCAGCCGCGTCGGCCGGAAGCCCCGGCCGTCGGGCGTGAGGAACCGCATCAGGTTCAGGGACGCCAGATTACATGCGGAATCATCGATCGATAGGTATTCGCTGCACGGGTTCGAGCAGTTGATCGGCGTGGGGGTGCCGTCGCGGGCGAAGGGCGTCGTGTGCCAGTCGTTGATCGTGTCGTTGAACTGGACGCCCGGGTCGCCGCACCGCCAGGTCTCCAGGGCGACGGCCCGCCAGAGCTCGGCCGGATCGACCCGCTCGATCACCGCCCCGGTCGTCACGGCGACCAGGGGCCAGGGCCGGCCGGCGTCCAGGTGGTCGAAGAACCTCCGGGGCACCCGCACCGAGAAGTTCGCGTTCTGGAACGCGACCGTGTCGTACGCCTCCCCGTTGAAGTCGGCGGGGTAGCCGGCCTCGATCAGGGCCTGGACCTTCAGCTCCTCGCGCCCCTTGGCGCGGATGAAGTCGAGGATGTCGGGGTGCCAGATGCCCAGGGTCTGCATCTTCGCGGCCCGACGAGTGCGCCCGCCCGACTTGATGGTGGCGGCGATGCGGTCGTAGACCTTCAGGAACGACACCGGCCCGCTGGGGGTGCCGCCGTTGGACAGCTTCTCCTTGCGGGAGCGGATCTTGGAGAAGTCGGTCCCCGTGCCGCTGCCGTGCTTGAAGATGATGCACTCGTTGCGGGCCAGCTCCATGATGCTTTCGAGGTCGTCTTCCACGGACTGGATGAAGCAGGCCGAGCCCTGGGGGTAGCGGTACGTGTCCCGCACCTCGCAGACGGCCCCGCCCTCCGGGTCGCCGCCGGGGACCCAGGCCCAGGCCCGGTTGTCGCCGACGATCCCGTAGTCGCCCACGCCGACGTTGAACCAGACGGGGGAGTTGAACGCGGCGGACTGGCCGAGGGTCAGGCCCAGGAGCTCCAGGCGGAACCGCTCGGCGACGTACGGGTCGGGGAAGTAGCCGAGCTCCTCCCCCTTGCGGGCGATGAAGTTGGCGACCCGCTCGTGGAGGTGGTAGATCGACGACTCGCGGCCGCCGGCCGTGGGGTCGCGGCCCTGGGCGGGGTCGCCGTGCAGGTATTTCGAGGCGGCGATCTGGACGGCGCGGGGGCTCCAGCCCCGCGGGGCGAGGACGCCCTCCTGGGTGAACAGCGGGCGCCCCGCGTCGTCGGCGATGACGACGTCGTGGGCCACGGGGTCGCGGTACAGGTCGTCCAGCTCCTCGCGGAAGAACGGCTGGCGGAACGACGGGAGCGGGGGGGCGGGGGGGGGCCCCGCCCGGGGCTCGGGGTTGTAAAATAATTACTCAGACGT